ACGCCGGGGCAGGATGCAAAGAGGTAGGCGACAAATGTTTGACCATTCCAAGCTAAACCCAATCCACTACCCGGCGTGTAGGTTGTAGAAGTCAAGGATGTGTATGAAGTGCTTGCTCCATAAGCGGCTGTTTGGTTCAAGACCAAGTACTTAGACCAATCAGCCGAGCTACCTACAATCCACTGTGACGGAGAATAAGAGCGACACTTTGTGATAATCAGTTCTGGAACAACACCCAAATTGTGGTTTGTAGCTACTTCTGTTCCCGTCCCCGTATAGCAAACCTCATCAAAGAAGCTGGGGGCGCGGCGGAAGTTCCACATTGCGTTATCTCCGGCAAGGCTTAACGCCGTGCTGAAGCCCGTGTTGTTCCAGTTGTTTGCGTATTGACCTGATGTGTTTTGAGCGTCCGTCACTGCGGTGCAAAGAAGTGGGAAGGTGCTTGAAACATCAGAAGGCACGCTGCTGACTCCACGCAGCCGATCCAACACGGCGGGGTTGCGTCCCGCTACAGCTCCTCCGGGTCGATAGCCTCGAATTTGCAAATCGACCGGGAACCCTGTTGTGTTTACTGTATCAAAGCCGTTGTTCAGAGCCAATGGAGCAAACACCTTAGTCCCATCCGTAGGCACTTTCATCGGACCACGGCGGATGGCGATGTAGATGTAGGTGGTTGCCGAGCCAGTTGTGCTTGCTTGATAAAAGCCTGTGTTTGTCAAGCGAATGTTTGTGCCAGACGCTTCAGCTCCGCTGCTATTAGCCAACAGATACTGCTCGTCATTAACGGTGAAACCTCTCATGTTGTCGGCCATCCACCAGTGGCCTGTTGTGCTGACCGCTTTCATGATTACAAGCTGCGGCTCATAACCAAGGTTTACTGTGGCAATATCGCTTGCATCGCTTGTAAACGACCCACACGAAATCACATTGTCAGTACCCGTCAGGCCAAAGCCTCCTGCGTTGTGGGCGAAGATGTAGGCGACGTAAGTTCCACCAGAAGCGTTGGTTGCTATGCTTGTGCCAACAGAAAAAACAGTGCTTGTTGGTGCAGTGCTGTTAAATGACGTTGGGCTGGAAGTTTGCGCCAGAGTGCCGTTCAAAACCAAAGCATAAGCAGCGGAGGTCAAATCCTTGTGATAAACAACCCAGTTTGTTCCTGCTGAATCTGTGCGTTTGATGATGATGCACCCCGGAACAGAACCAAGATTGTGCGCAACAGTTTTGTTGCTGCCCGTTCCCGTATACGTCACCACATCAAAGAACTTCGGCTGCTTGCGGAATGTCCATGAGGCATAAGGATCATTATTAAAGTTTGTTTGACTATTTGAACCTAACGAGAATCCGTCTGCGTTGAACGCAGATACACCAGTCCAAGAAGTATTCGCATTTGTAGAGTCTGTCTGAATTGACAAACCAACACCTCTGTTAGTGTCGTATAAGTTATTAGATTGCCCATTTGCACCTCGAGCCTTAATCCAAACCAACCCACCCTTACCCGCCAAATCAATCCCGTTGGTGATTGTTTGGGTAGAGCCGTTGCCTGTGTAGAGGTACGTGCTGAACACGTCCTCGATGTAATTGGCACTACTTGAAGGTGTAGTGCCCATATCTGCTGAAAACATTACTTCTCCTTACAGATAGTTTTGACCAATAGTACGTCCAAACCAGTTAGTACCATCAGAAGTAAAAGCATACAAATCTGCTTTACTTGCCGTTGCAGTAATTGTTGGGGCTGTATTCGCTGGCCATTTAACAGTAGCAGGCCATGTCACTGTACGACTTCCTGTAGCATCTTGTTTCTGAACCAGCAAGAAGCTTTGTCCAGCAACTGCTGTAGGAAAAGTATATGTACAATTGCCAGTCAAGGTCAAAATTTGCTCTGTACCGTTTGCCAAACTAATTGTATAGGCTGTAGAAGTATTAGCAGTATTAACACCTTCAGTGTAACCACCACCAAATACACCAGCAGTAATTGTTTTGTTGGTCAGTGTTTGAGTGTCTGTAGTACCCACCACAGTGCCTGCAGGAGCAGCCAATGTGGCAATAGTACCCAAACCAAGGTTGGTACGAGCAGTTGTTGCACTTGCCAAATCAGATAGGTTATTTGCTGTTTGAGCCATTGCTCGCATAGCAATTGCTACAGGCCGCAATTCAACTTTATCACCAGTATTCCATGACACAGCAGTTGTGCTGTCCTGACCACGGACAATCGTGAATGTATCAGAAGAACGTGCTGTAACTTGTACAACTTCAACAGTACCAGAGGTATTTGCCAAAGTTACATAAAAAATATCTGCACCAGTCAAACTAGGAAACAATGCACCAGCACCAGTCTGAACCGTCAAACTGGTGGCTGAGTTTGTAATCCCGCTTGCTAACGTTGATGCTGCATTGTTAGTAAACATGATTGTCATTTAAATCACCCTACAGTAATAGTCCAAGTAATAGAAAGAGAGTCAGCAGAGCCTTTGTTAATAACAGAGAACACTACATGAGACAGCAAAGTACCCGCAGAACTAGCATTGAAAATCCCAGCTTCTTGCAGAGCACCTGTGCCTGTACCAGCACCATATGTAGTAGACAGAGTTACAACGTTATTAGTACGACTAGAAGTAGTGAAGGCTGAACGTGCAATTTCAGTACCCAAAGTGGTGTCAGCCAGCGTAGCGGCAGTACCATTAGTACCAATAGCCATGTGAGTAAAGGGACTAGAGGAGCTTGCCAAAACAGCATTAGCCAAAAAGTTCTTGCCTACTGTGACAACCAGATTGTCTTTGTCGATTTGTTGTTTAATGTTGCCATACTCATCGCGCAGCACCAGAGACAGTTTACCAACAACAGGAAGTGTGTCATTAATCATATATTATCCTAAAGATTGTGAATTAAGAACAGCCCCGTTAAAGACTGCACCAATTGTTAAAGAAGATGAAAGAGATTCTGCAATTGCAACAGAATCTGTTTGAATGGAAGTAACTGCAAAGAAACTGCTTTCTGCAACACTTGTGGAATCAGACAAGTTGTAAATTGGCAATGGAATCACTGTTTCTGTAATACCAATGACATCTGTTGTAGATGTAGACAAGGAATTACTCAGGGATTCTGTGATAGCAACACTGTCTGACAAGTTCAAAGAGAAAACAAACTGCTGAGATTCAGACAATGAAACACTGTCTAAAGCATGGTCTTCTTCTGCAAAATACAGATTTTCACCCACAGGGATTGTTTCATCAATTGCTTTTGTGAACGTTACAGCAAGAGCCTCTGCCAAGGACAAACTGTCATCTAAGAATCTACCCAACACAGCATTAAAGATTTCTGTAATAGTAACAGATTCTCCTGATACTGTAGGAGGAATAGTAGTATCTCCATAATCCAGTTCATGTTCATTGAATGAATAGGAGTTAAAACCACCAGTAGTAATGATGTTAGAAATCAGTTCAGGAATAATCTTAACAACAGCCATTGCTGTTTGATCAGGTATTCCAATAATATCTTCAGGATTTACCCAAAGATTTTGTGGCAAGAAGTTGTCTTGTGCAGGATAGGGACGAGAGAACTCTACATTAATCTTCTCTTTCTGTACACGCAGAAAGTCAGAAGGATGTCGTTGTTCCCAGTCTTCTTTACAAACCATTAAACCATCCCAGCGTTTCTGGAGGTCTAGTGCTTTAAACTTGCGTCCACAACTATCACATAAAGCATTCCAGTTACCTAAAATGAGATGATTTTTCATGTTAGTTCTTAATCAAAATACCAGATAGGTTAGCTGTAACAGAGGAGGGTGTTCCATCGGATGTTGTGGCAGTGTCCCAAATATCCATCTTTTCTGTCACCGCCAATGGAGGTGTATATGGATAGTGTTGGTATCCACCAGAAGACTGAATGTTTGCTCCCTTGTATATAACACCATTAATACGAGTATTGAAACTAACAATAACAGTTTTATTTTGGTTGGCCAATGCAGTATTAACACTACCACCCAAAATATACAAGGAATGTCCCGCTGGAACAGTATAATGAGCAGACATCATTGTATTATCACCTGCAGCAATAAAACCATAGACGTTTGCTGGAACGCCAGTAGTTACAGTTCCTGTACCAAAATAGATATTTCCTGTAGGAGAATCTGTAAGAACCAGAATATCGTTCACTCTAAAGAAACTTGTTACACTAGAGACAGGAGTTTGTCCATTAAGGACAAGTACTTCAGAAATACTAGCATATGTGTTATCCAATCCTGTAACAAGAACCAGTTGCCCTACATCTCCTGTAGCACTACTAGAAAGAGTCATTGTGGATGCAACAGTAGGAAATACATACGTGGCAGCACGAGGCCATACACTATAATTTTGTCCTGTAGTAATATAAGGAGAATAGGCAGCACGAAAAATTGCTGTATGGCCATTTACTAGACCACGAGCAACCTGTAATTGATAATCTCCATTATATTCTTGTTCAAGGCCACTAGCCTGTGTTACACCTGATGTGGACATTTTACACCCCCATGGTCACATACACGGTGGCGTTTGTACCAGAAATAGCAGTTACGTTAGCACGAACAAACTTCCATGGAGCGGTTGTTGCCAAACCAGCAGCAGTAGTTGTGGTGCCCAAAGTCAGGGTGAGAGTACCCAAACTGACAAAAGTATTTGGATCATCTACATTGCTACCTTCAATAGCAACTGTAGCAGCTCCGACACCAGCAGAAGTGGTGCCATAAGCTTGAAAGGTAGCGTAAGGGCTATCTTTATAAATTCGGGGTGTAGCACCAGTAGCAGTCAAACCTGCACCGTTGGGATCGAGGTTATAAACCTTGCCACATTTGACCCATACGTTAGAACCAGCCATAATTTTCTCCTTTTACCAAAGACGGAAGACTCCTCGTCCACCAATAAAAGAAAGGGGCATTGCGCCCCTTCCATTAACGAATGTACGAAACCAGCACATTCCAAGCCCCACCAGTGGTGGAAGCAGTACCAACTTCAGCATATTTTGCTTTAATGGTAATGTCACCAGTCAGGGGGACAGGTTGCAGATTAGGCAAACCACTCATGGTAGCTTCACCAGTCACTGCACCGTTTGTTTTAACATCATAAGTACCAGACGAAATAGTACCACTGTTGTTTGCCACAGTGAATGTCAGAGTAGCCGACGTACCAGCATCAGATGCTGTACCGCCATACACTTTCACACCAATGATGGAAGCGTCAGCGGGCAAAACCACTTTCAGCACATCAGCGGTCTCAGTGCGAGCCACTTTAAACACTTTGACAACTACGTCCTTATTCGAGGGAATAAGAACTGTAGGGCCAGTAGACGAAATCGGGGTAACGTCAGTTGCAAGAAAACCCATAATTTATCCTTTCATAAAAGGGGAAGCATTTCTGCCTCCCCAGGTAAATTAGGCGCCTGCGGAACCGTACAGACCACGAGGATCGGTCCAGCCGAAGCTGTAACGAGCAGTGGCTTTGAACTTGGCGTTCTCAGTATCCCAATCATTGTCCATGTCGAACTGGTCAGCACGACGCTCAAAATACTTCATACCGTGTGGGGTATTGGTACGGATGAACCAAGCATCTGGGTCAGTCAGGAAGTGGTTAACAGTAACATTGGGAATCAAGCCCATGGCCTTCACAGCGTTCAGGTCATTGTTATCTGTACCAACTCGGCCATCAGAGCCCAGGATACGTTTTGCTTCAAACATCAGTTGACGTGGGATAATGAGCGATTCAGGACGAACAGCAATCAGCAGACCAGCATCATTGGTGAAACCAGCAATGTCGATTGCAGCTTGTTCCAGAGCAGCTTCGGACAAGTCAGCAGCGGTAGACAGGGTGTTGGACCATGTACCACCTTTGATGTTGACGTGTGCGTTGCTAATCAGTTCCTTGCCATCGCCACCAGTGTATGCGCTGTTGAAAGCACGGTTGTACACGTTGGCACCAATCACCTCTTTAGTCTGACGCATAGAGAAGGCCAGGCCTTGTGCTTTGCGTTGACCCACCACGTCATACTGGTCATCTTCCATCATTTCACGAGTGATGATGAAACCCAGTGCGAACACAGCGTGTTGGTAGCGAGTGATGAAAGCTTGACGCTCACTGTCATACGAGATGCCAGCGCCTTCAGGCTTGTTCACTGCCAGGCCGAAAGACGAAATACCGACGTCTTCTTCAAACGCTTTTTGCGAAGTGAATTTGTCGAACAGTTTGTCGTATTCGGTTTCATACTCATCGTACGCTTTACCGTACCATGCATTTACGCCAGGCCAGAGCGCTTTACTAAACGAGCCACTATTGATAATAGACATATCTTACCTTTCCTTTAATTAAACGCCAGCTTGGCCAGTACCAGTACCATAAGTGACGCTGTTAAGCTTCACATAGTAGCTGAAATAGGTGTCGCCAGGGATATTGTCAGGACGGCTGGGGAAACCCACAACCTTCAAAGGCAGAGTGGCAGTAGTAGCCAAGCCAGAACTGTCCAATTGCATACCAGACGAACCAGAAGTTGTGCTACCTGCAGTAGTGGTGAACTGACCGTTCAAGCCCACGTTAGCAGTAATGGTAGCAGCAGCAACGGAAGTGCCGGCATACTGAACTTCATACACAAGGTTGGGATCATCCGCAACCAACAGATAGCGATCTGTCGAAGGAGCACGATACACAGGAGTGTTCAGGTTGTTAACCGGAGGCACGTTCTGCACATCACCCACACCAGTGAACAAGATGCCGACCACCACACCCACGGGGGTATCAGTAGCGCCGCAACGAGTTACGGTAGGAGCACCAGTTGGGGAACGAGAGTCACCAGCAAGTTTGACAGCATCACCAACCATGATGGTGGTAGAGTCAGACGAGGGGACAAAATACAAATTGGCTTGGCCCGAGTAGGGTGCGCCAGTAATAGATTTAACGGGACGAAAGCCGTTAATACGAGATACACTTGCCATTAGCAATTCTCCATTAATAAAATAGACATTTCCTAACGGCACTTAGTTGTTGTTAGCTTCGAGAAATTTCGAGCTTACCATAAGTACCATCAAGAGCTTTTGCTTTGGTGGCGGATTCCAGTTCGTTGACACGCTGTTGCTTGGAAGCTTGATCTTCTGCATACCATTCTTTTTTGATACGCAGAACAAAAGCTTTTTGGCCCTGTCCAACTGAAATCTGAGAAACAGATCCTTCCGACGAAGCGGAATTCACACGTTTATCACCAACTCGCACAGAGTCGGCTGCAACTACTTCGTAGCCTGCATCCAGAAACTCCTGCACCCTGTCTCCAGAGTCATTAACAATCCTATATTCGTAGCTAGGGTCTTTCCCTGCCACAGACAAAACCTGACGTGTTCCCACGGGAACACGCTGCGTACGACCTCTCGGTGCTTTCGCAATAGCTTCTTTAACGTCACTCATAATTAAGCTCCTTGTTTAATACGTTTCAGTTCAGACATGTATTCCTTTTCAGTCATTACACCTGTACGCACGAAACGCTGCATCACTCGACGCTCTTCATCGGAAAGATCAATAGAATCACTATTGGTCTTACCACCTTTATTTGTACTTCCCTCTACAGCACCCGGTTTATTGCGATTGGGGTTGCTAAATTTGTGCGGGAATTCCATACGAACTTGTCGTTCAACTTCTTTGAGAACCTCAGAAGGTGCCATACCTTTGTAAGCAAGGTCACGGCCCAACGCATCTGCATATGCTCGCATAGGTTGACTGTTGTCATACCATTTATTCTTGTCTACCCATTCAGCAAACTCAGAGTTTACTGCTGGTGTAGCAGGTGTAGCATTCTGCTTCAGTTTATTCTGTTCATCTTTCACCAGATCGATCTGGTCATCCAATTTAATGACCGATTCTGCATCTCCTTCTTCAAGGGCAGTTTTTTTCTGCGCTTTCAGGGCATCAAGAGCTCGTTGATATTCAGTTTCACGAGTCTTGGCGTGGTGGCCTTTCAGATCATCCAGAGCACGTTTAAATTCTTTAATTGTGCGGTTTTGATCTTCAATCTTCTTAAAAAGTTCTCCACGATCCAGGAATTCTTTGGCAGGACGCCATTGTTCTGGATCACCTTCCCACTGGTCTTGAGGAACCCAGCCCTGTTCCATTGCTTTTTCTTCAGCAGCGGTCAGTTGTGGTTCGTTATTAGCGGGTTGATTGTCGTCAGTTGTGACAACTTGTTCTTCAGCCATCTAGGCCTCCTTAGTCTTTAAAAATACAGACAATGTCTTCGTCGTTTAGGATAACGAAGTCTTCTTCAGTTGCAGGATCAGTAAGCATCTTACCAGCAAATCGTGCATATGCAATATAGTCGCCTACTTTAATTGGGCTTTCAGCATTGAAATCACGGAATGCGGTTGGACCGACTGACACCACAGTGCCTCTGTCTACCCCCGCTTGGGCTCGTTTGTTGTCATCACTGTCTGGAATTACCAAACCGAGCTGACGGGCCTTAACATGGGTTTTATCTACTTCTTCGAGCTTGTCTGCCTTGACAAGAATTCGATGGAGTGTTGGAATAATCATTGAGTCTCCTCAGTTTCTTCAAAATCAATCAACAACATGTCTTTGTAAGCTTTAATTGCACCTACAAATTGTGTGTCTTGGAGAGGGTTTTGTCCTGCACTCTCCCCAAGCATGTCTTGCAAATCCTGAATACGGGCTTTTAATTGACTGAAAACCACCTGAGTGACCGGGTGACGTTTCCAATCTACAAAATCTGCTTTGTTCAATCTGCTTTCGCTCCTTTTGTCGGCTTCTTAGCCTGCTGTTTAGCTGCTTGAGAGGTATGTTGCAACTTTTGTGTGTGTGCAGCGTCAGCATGCATCAATTTTTGAATGAATGCTGCTTGTTCTGTAGCAGAAAACACTCGTTGCTTATGTACGGCCTCTGCAGCCTGGATATTAGCCATGTCAGCACGGTGTTGCATGTCTTGTGCATGCTCCTGTTGCTTCATTGCCAGTTGAACTTGTTGACTACGCTCTTCCAATTGCATTTTATGCTGTTGTGCTTGACTCTGCATTTGGATTTTCTGCTGTTCCAATTGCCCTTTCATCTGCATTTCCATGGCTTTTGGATCAGGTTGCTGTGGCATTTGACCACTCTGTAGCACTTGTGGGTTCATAATCTCTTGCCAATTGGGCTGCTCTTGTGCTTCAAGCACTCGCATAACCACTTTGACAGGATCAAGAATCCCTGTTGGAAGCAATTCCATCAAACCTTGTGCTTTCATCAAACGCTCTGTTTGAGACACAGCTGTTGGATCAGCTCCAGGATAAATTTTATGTTGTTTTACATCAAAAGCTTCTGGACCAATCTCTTCTTCTACAACTTCCACAAAGGTCTGTGGGTTGAGATACATGCGATTGAGTCGTGCAAGCTTAAGAAATTCTTCTGTCAAGCTACGATAGAGTCGCTTATACACTGCAGTGAACACTTTCATGCCCTGTTCAACAGTGGCCATTGTGGTTGTTGCAGGAGTATTTTGTCCAGGCATTTTACCTGTAAAAATCTCAGCGACCGAAGCAAGCTCTTTGCCAGAAGTAATCAAACTTCCCATCAATTGGAACAATACGTTGGATGGTTCTTTTGTTGGGAGAGGAACAATTTGTTGTTTAAGGTCAGCACCTGTGGAGTTAACTGCTTTCCATTCACCTGGAAGGAAGCGAGTATCTCCCATACGAATACGCAAACCCTTACCAATAAAGCCTGCTTGCAATGTGGACAAATGTCCTGCATCAAGCAATTGGTTAATCACGGTGTTTACAGATTCGTTTAGAGGACCAAGCAGCACACCAAAGCCAATATCATAAAACCCACCATCGGGGTTAGGAATGAAACCAAACTTTGTGTAGAACTGAATAGGATCAATCTTTTGCAGATTGCCCTGAGCATCCAGTTTTATGGTTGTTTCGTCAAAACGTGCTACAATACGAACAACCTTTTTGCTTTCCTTATGGAAAGTGACTACATAGGGTTCTTTGTAACCGTCTTCATCCAAATCCAAGAAGGTGTGCTGTTCAATGAAAGTAAATGGAGTTGTTTCATCCACTGCCATTGGAACAGGAGCATTCTTTTCTGGTTGGGGTGCACGACCAAAGTCAATGTCAAGCCACAAACCGCTTTGCTGACGTTCTTTTACTTTCCGTGGAGACACCTCCAGGATTTCCGAGATACGTTCTGCATCCTTTAGGCTACGTGCCCAGTAGTTCACAATGAGGTTCTTAGGAAGCACAACATGCGAGCAGTTGGTTTCTTTCAGAGGGTCCCAATAAGTTTTCTTAAACATGGTGCCAACAATAGGCAACATGATGAGCAACTTATCCATCTCTTCTTCCCAGGAATCCATTTCCTCAAGAAGTTGATAAGACATGTAAACTGACACAGCCTCAGCAATTTTGCTCTTTGTCCCTGTAGCATCTTTTCCTACTGGACGGGCATTAACCAGCTTACCACTGGAAGGCACCAAAGAAGGATAGGCTCGGGCAGCAAACTGCATTGCAGCGGTACTGAGCAGAGGATATTTGATGTTGGAAGCTTTAGGCCATGGGTAGGTTTTAGGCTCTACCGTTTGCTTTGCAAGCTTGGTCCACTCATCAATGTTCTTTTCCCAGTCTTTGCGACTGTCATGGTCAAGTTCAAAACCAGCAGAAGCTTCTTTACCAATTTTTGTAAGTTGAGCATCGTCAAGGGATTCAGCAATGTTAATGCTTTCCATCATTGACGCCAACGGTTTTGTTTCATCCATATTTAATAACCTGTATAAGTTGAACGCCCTTGACTATCTAGACCACTGTCAGACATTTCATCTGCATACAATTCATCATCTATTTCTTCTTTTGTTGGAGCTTCAATCAGATTGTCCAGCATCAAACCTAAATAGGCAAATGCGTCAACCTGGTCGTCATGCTTACCACGAGGAAAGGCCAAACATTCGTTCTCAAAGATAGGATACCAATCCCCTTCTTTGTCAAACTTAAGTCCATGTGCACGAAGACGGGCTTGAATGCTCCTTGCACGAGTGGGTTTGTCTTTACCTCCATGCTTCAAAGGAAGCAATGAAATAAATGTATTGTTTTTAATCATCTCTTCACGTAGGAATGGGCCAATGGCCTTTGAGATTTGCATATCTTCAACACCCATGGCAATAGGCTCATAAAGCTTCTGTAGAGCCAAAAAGGTATCTACAATCTCTTTACCGTCCATACGCTCACGGATAATATTCTTTACGTGAATTCGTTTATCTTCATCAACCCCTGCAATAACAAACACTGAGAAGTCGGCCTTTTCTGTTTCAGAAATAGCCAAGTCAGCTGTAATGTAGTAGTTGAGTTTAAGAGACCGGTCTTCCTGAGTCATTGGTAAGAAGTCTGCTTTCTTAAAGAAAGACACCGCTTCGTCAATAGGCTCATTCAAGTATTCCTGACTGTAAATGTCAGTTGTACCGTCTTTAACCGCCTCTTCATATAGCATTTTAAATTCAGCAGCATTCTTCTTATCTGGCCACAAGAGCTTTGTAAAATCGCTATTGTGTGCTCGATATTTAACTGCTTTCCACATACCCTTACGGGTACTGTATTGTTTGAGTTCTTCTACTACAGTAGTTTTATCTGATGGATTGGGCATAAGCCGTTCCAGCATACTGTCTGCATGAAGAATTGTTCCCACAATACGAACAATACCATTATCACTACGACAAGGAAGAAGCGCTCCTTTAAACCATTTACGCATCTTTTCACGACGTTCTTTATTCAAGACCAGTTCGTCGTTCTCCATATCGTCACACATGATAATGTCCGGGCGGGACCCGTTCCAGATTAGACCACGGAGCTTCTGTTCCGCTCCCTTAGCAATAATCCGAAACTTATGTCCGTCCGTACATTCCACCACAATGTCGGTTTCAGTGTCTTTTACAAACGTCACCAAACCCTTGTCATTACGTTTCAATCCAAACAAGTCAATGAGTTCTTGATTGTCTTGAAGTTCTTGTTTAAACGTCCCTAAGAACAGAGACGCTTGAGATTCTGTATCAGACACCAAGAGCATGAACTTTCGTTCCCTGAACAACAAGGTGGCCAAGCCATAACCAAGAGTTACAGCCGTGGACTTAGCGTGCCCGCGTGGGGCAGAAATAGCAACAAACTTCTCAGGAGAACAGCAAAGTTCCCAACATTCTTTATGAAATTCTGGGGTTACTGCCTGTCCATCAAATCGAGACGAGAGAACAGAACCTACAAAACCCTGGATAATTTCAGATGTTACCTTCATTTGTGTTTTGCTTTACGCTCTCGTGTGCTTTGCTGGTTTCGCAAACTTCCGTCTGCGTTTCGACTGAAACTTCGGTTGGTACTTGCTGATACCACTCGGGCATTGGCCAACGTGTTGGAGCCCCCCTTAGATAAGGGTTTTTTGTGGTCAAGGTCTTTTCCGTCCCCTTTGTGAGTAATGCCTTTTGCATTGGCTTCATTCCTCAGGGTTGTCCGTTCCGACCGATTGTGTCGCTGTTCCGGAGTCGAGTGGTACTTCGCATACTCCGTCTTGTAATCTCTTTTTCCATTACGCATATAAGGAATTTTTATTCCCCTTTCGCAGATTTTCTACTTTAGGTATCACTGCAAGATTTGACCAAATATGCAAACCACATACGTCTGCACCCTTAAGTGGAATAATATGATCTACATGCCACTCTATTCCTGTAAAAAGATTTCTCAATTTACGTAAATCATGTGCTTCTTTTGTAATTAAGTCTGTTAATTCATCGGTAAAGCGGGCTTGTTTTGCTCTAGTACACCGGGCATTACTTTTATCTCGATGCCATTGTGCACGAGATTCAGGAGTATGCTGCATATTATTAGAAAGAACTCCAACTTCTTTTAAGTACCGTTCTTTTTGATATTCATTCCATTTTTCACGGTTCTTTTGTTTCCATTCCCGTGCTTTCACTGAATACTGAGCTTTCTGTTCTGGAGTCATTTTCTCCCACCGTTCCTTGCTCGGCATGTTGTTTCTCCTGTACGTCAGTGACGTCAATCACTACGTCCTTTTTCTTTGTGACAAATTCAGCAAATTTCTCTGCCAGTTTAAGCAACCTATCTTCGTCTTTTTGTTCCACTGTTGCTGGCGCTGCAGCCTTTTCAAGTACTGCTTTCTTATCCATCAAGTCAACAGCAACCTTGTGAGCATCTTTCATGTTCACTTGTTTACGAATCATTTGCCCTGTTTTTTGGTCATAAATCCAATCACCATTGGTGAGCCTGTCTTCAACAGCCCCCAAACTAGCCTCAACAATTTTCTTCAGTTTGGCAGACATTTGCATGTCTTCTTGAAGTTTAATGTCGTCCACTACGTTTTTCCACCAGTCTGTGGTTTTCCATACGCGCAGCGTAATTTCAGGAATTCCAAGAATACGACTGGTTAGGGCTAAATTGCCAAGCAACAACCAAGACTGAACAGCCTCAAGTTTTTGTTTGTCACTCCAAGATTTGTTGGTTTTAGCATCAACAGCACGGATTTTAGGTTTACGATTTTTAGTATTGGGATTGTCGGTCAAAGCCATGTTTGACCTCCGTTGTCGGGCGCAGCCATGTGAAGTTCCTTCTTTAACAGGATTGTTAGTCTATTTACGAGCTGCTCTTGTAAAAGCAGCGAGTGTATACTTATCATTATACCATAGTTTTATTCAAAAGTCAATAGTTTTACAAAAAATATTTATAAAAATATATCTTGACATTTAACAAGAAGTATGATACCCTAATATAACTATATATATATATATTATTTAATAAATATATTATTTAAATAAATACAATACGCGCGAAGCGCTGAACAAAACAGAACAAACATCTTCCTGTCCAAAAGAAACAATAAGGTTTCCATAACGCTTGTAACTTCATGCGAGGCCTAAGCCGAGCAGCAGCAATAGCTCTAAAACAGCTTTAAACCATGCTAGAAGCTCCTGTAATGGGTAGGGATAGGGGTATGTAGCCACTCCTATTAAAAACCTCTTAAAACTCGTTTAAATCGTTCCCCATACTAACGTCCCCTTTTTTGAAAAATAGTAGCAGCGTAGGATGGTGCATTACGCACAATTAGTCCAACCCAAGTTTTCCCCCCACCCCCCTTCCTAAAATGTGGTGAAATAGGACATAAGAGGGATGTTTCCAGTATCACACTTTAAAATCAAGGGCTTACCTACACGTCCCACCCCCATATTCTAGGTGTCTCCAATGTGACAGACACGTCCCCTCTTTTCATGTACACTGCTCCCACGTCCTTGATGTTGGGTGTGTCTGTTACACTTTGTTACAACTGTCTTTCCTATAAAGCTAAGTTGTAAGGTTGGTGTAAGCAAACCCCCCTATAATTGAGGGCAAGACAGCAGAGAAATCTAGTCTGGTGAGAATAACCGGGTGATGCCGGGTTACAGATATACTAGAGGCCTTTGTGGGGATGTTCCCTAGTCTTGTAAGGCTTGTGTAAGGGTGTTCCTTTATACTTGCCACAAGCCGTAATCGTACGGCACGCCTGTGAAAATGAGGGATGGGCACTCAGGGGTAAACTACGCCTGTAGTAATGTAGTTTGCTTTTCTTAACGTTAAGATTTTGCACCCTGATTCAAAACAGTATGACGGGGCAAGTCTTACAAACTGAAAGTACATCATGTCAAAGAAAACTATCTCTTACACTGACAATCAAGTCATTATCACTGACGATAAAAATAAGTCTGAGAAATTGGATCTGTTCGATATTGTCCCTGATATTGACGCGATTAAATCAATCCGCAAAGAACAAAATGCTGGCAAATACGCCAGTGTGGGGGCGCTCACATTGCTGGCACACATGCTTGACAATCCCCGATTCGATGCATACAAGGGTCAGACACCCCATAACGAAAAGATCACACCTGAATTCAGGGGCGCTTTGCGTGACATTGAGGTGGAATATATGAAACCCATTTTTACCAAAGACTTGGAAAACAAGGGACAAACGCCCGCGACAATCGAGAAACAATGGCAAGAATACAGCCTTGGCTTGCGTACTGGCACATATGCACTGGTGAAAAGCTATGTTTCTAAACTGTTTTGTCACCTTGGCCAGTTGCCCGTCATTAATGGCAAACTCATGCCCATTAATGCTATTAAGGCCTTGCTGGACGATGCCAAGCCGAGCAGTGGTGAATCTGAGGGTGTGGCAGGTAAGCTTGTCAAACTGTCCGCTGACATTCAGGCACGCACAGAAAAAACCGACTTGGGCGACTATGTCACCGCCATTGCCGCGCTGAAATCCATGCTTGCCACCTATGAGGGACTTTACCGCGAACAGGCAGAAACCCTCACAATGTTGCACCAGACAAACGGTGATGTCTCTGCCATTGCCGCTAATGCGGTGGCTAAGGCACAGGCTGTCCCCAGTGTGGAATCAATCGAGGCACAATATGAGAATGGCCAGATTGACGAAACCACATACAAAATCATGATGCTTGAACATCACAATATTGAGGTGGAATTCGAAGAGGATGCTCCTGTCTAAAACCCCTTAACCCATAAGAGCCCGCCTTGAGCGGGCTTTTTTTCGTCTGTAAAAATCAGCGGTTTTCTTAACGTTAGGATTTTATGACATGGCAAAATCAACAACAGTTGGTCGAGGATTCATCGGTTATAGGCCTAAAGACAGGAACAAAACGAGGGTCTATCAATGCCGTTCAGATGGCCGTCATGCTTGTGTTCAATGTGATGAAGAGATTTCAAGTGGTCGTTACTTGCTTGGCTATATCACTTGCCTATCTTGTGGTGAAAAACTAGCCAAAGCTAAAAAACATTGTGTAGTACCTATGCCTAAAAGCAATTATATTCTTGTGACAGATTTTAGTTTGCTTAAGGGGCTCAATAGTTCTCATAAGGGGGGAGTTGCATGACTACAAACACAGGCGGGCCAGCGTTTCCATGCGAATGGGATTACATCAACAGTAGCCGTGAAGCTGCTAACGGCATGACCCTGCGCGATTACTTTGCGGCCAAGGCAATGGAGTCATTCACACAGAATGTTGGTTGGTATAGCGATCAACAGGTGTTTGATGGAATTGCTGCTGGAGCATACAAACAAGCAAACGCCATGCTGAAAGCGAGGGAAGCATGACTCTTGTTCTTAATGGTGTGGCAAGGAAGGCCAATCCGGTGATTCCTTTGCCTGAGAATGACCAAATATTGTTGAAGTGGCGAACGTCTAATCTGATGAAACAGATTATGAAATTGCCCACAAAACAACTGCAATATGAGGTGATTGAACACATTTCCAAGCGTATCCGGGATGGTTTACCGGTAAGCATTAATGCCACGACATTGGCAAAAGCTTTTGCTTGGAGTGGTTCAACACAAGGCTTTAAATACTGGCATACACTTTCCCAAATTCTGGAGGAATACACATGAAATTCGTATCTGTTATGGTCAAGCGTTCTAAATTTAATGGAGGAAACATCCACTATTCTGTGCTCACATCTAACATTTTGCTGAAAACAGAGGTGTCTCATGACTAACATTTTTGTCTTTGTTAAAGAACTTCTTGAAGAATCCAATCAAATGATTGAAGAAACACACGAAGAAGAACAACCGCATGCTGACGTGGACGAGAAAATCAACATTGCTTCAGGAGAAGACTGCTATGTTTGAGCTTGTCAAGCTGGACAATCCGCCTGAGTATTCCAGTATATGGACTGGTCGAGTTATGTATGGAGACCGTTGTGTCTGTAAACTAGACACATGGGGATTTAGTTCCTGTGCTGTACGTAATTTACATGACTTTGATACGTATAATCTCAAACATGCAGGTATCGACAAGTTCTTTGACTGGCTTGGCGATCTGTTGGCTGGAAGCTATGTCATTCGGGATGCCTATTTTCTACTGAGTGACTCTCAATTGACGAATATGCCCGACATTAAAAAAGTCAAAGGCGTTAAGAAAGTGGACTCTTTCACCAATAAGAGTCATGGCCCCAACGATGTGCATCTGTTTCGATGGACGAAAGGTGAATGATGAATGTAATTTCTGTTTATGTCAGTGCTGACAAGTATGACTACCATTCCAAAGCACAGCATGCTGCTTCACGGGTAAATCTTACACCAGACGAGGTTGCCCAACTGGAAGCAAAGTTCAAGATGTATGTGGATGCTGGAGAATACACCTATTACATGATGGTGATTACGGCGTTTAATCCAGAAACAGGTCAAGTTCTTCATCAAGAAACTCGCCATAAGGCAGCTCCATTGAAGAAAAAAACTGTTCTGAATGAGAAAGCTAAGAACACGGCACCAAAAAAACCAGGTGTTAAGTTTGTGGGTGCTCCAGATATTTTGGCAAACTTTGTACAACATCCCCCCATTCAGGACGGCTTTTAATGATTCAACAGCATTTTCCTTCTAAGCGTACCATTGTTACGTCAGCCCTTCCCTATCAGATGACTGCCAATAAGTCGGATGATGTTATCTATTCTCCTGAGGAAATCAAGCAAGCCAAGCTGCGTAAGATTACTCCAGCAGAATATATGCGTCGCAATGCTTTGGTACAGAAATTGTCTACTGAATGCGGTATGCAGACAGGCGACACTGCCTATCCATCCATCAAGAAAGACTATGATGAGTATGGTATGGTGGTTGTTGTCGGTGTGTCACGGTCTTATAAGGACTTCTCATATGACCATGTGTGGAAGAATGACAATCCAATGGTGGTTACATTTGCCCCATTGAAGAATCGTTCACAGCATGTGTTCTGTACGTCCAACTACTTGGCAAAGAAAGATCCCTTTGCCGTGGTATGCTAATATGTACTTAACATTCTTAATTGTATTTATCCTTGGATTCTTCGTAGATGTTTACGCATACTTCCAAGGCTACACGATTAGCTACACACATCTGTTTGCAACAGACTTGCTAATTGTCCTGTACTCACTGATTGAATATTTGGAGGAACGAGAATGAAAACACTAGGCTTTTCACCATGGGGCAATGGACAGAACATCTTCCCCTTTGACATGGTGTTCGACGAGAAAACCAATTGCGGACTAGACGGTCTATCAAAGATTGACGCGCTTGTCTTGTGGGGTGGAACTGACATTCATCCATCCTTCTATGGACAAACACACAATCGTTTCAGTGGTGCTCCTACCATGCCTTCTGACCGTGACTTGTGGGAATGGCGTGCAATGAAATACTGCAAGGCACACGGCATCCCAATGATTGGTGTGTGTCGTGGTGCACAGTTTCTGTGCGCTTTTGCTGGCGGTAAGCTGTTGCAGCATGTTGCTGGTCATACAATGGGAGACCATGATGTTATGACTTCTCATGGTGAGTTGTTCACTGTGACATCCTCACATCACCAAATGCTGGATGTTCATGGCACCAATCATGAATTGTTGGCGTGGAGTGATGAACCTCTGAGTCGTGTGTATTATGGACAGGAAGCAGAAACTCCTGCTCATTTGCGTGAGGCTGTGGCCAACAAAACATTCAAAGAACCTGAGATTGTTTTCTTTCCAGACATTAAGGCATTGGCTATTCAGGGCCATCCAGAATGGTCAACACCCAATAGTCGCTTTGTTTCATTCTGTAATGAAGCAATTGCAGAATATCTTTTTGCTGAGGAGTGGGCATGATTGAAGGAGTTGACTATCGGAAAGTCAAGTATACTGGATATAATGCTGCTTGTAATCAGTGTGATTTCAAACAAGGATGTAAGCAAAACAATGGTGCAAAATACATTGGACTGTGTTTTGGTGGCTTTGTTTTAAAAAAGGTGGAAAAAGTGAACGACGAAAACAAAACAATTCTTAATGGTGATGCAAAACCTAAAAAGGATGGGACATACATTGTCATTAAGCAGACTCCTGCGGGATGTTTTGTAGGCTCCAATACTCCTGTTCCGCACTACACTCTTGCAGAAGCCACCAAAGAAGCAGAACGTCTTGCCAAACAAGTACCGGATTGTGGCTTTGTTGTGATGAAAGCCATCTCTGTTTCCAAAGTAATCACTGTTAAAACCATTAATTTCGAGGTATAACCATGCGTCTCGGTTCTGATCCAGAAGTGTTCCTGCAAGACCATGCAGGCAATCCCGTGTCTGCCATTGGCTACATCAATGCGGATAAATGGAATCCTTTGCAAATTCCTGACATGCCTGATGGCTATACATTGCAGGAGGACAATGTTTCTCTTGAGTATGGTATTCCACCGGCAGCATCAGCAGATGAATTTGTGCAGCACATTCAGGCTGTGATGAAGAAGAGTCTGGAATATGTGGACGGTCTATCATTTTCCAAGCTGTCCTGCATTGTGTTTCCTGAGGAGCAAATGCAGCATCCAGCCGCTTACATCTTTGGATGTGAGCCTGACTTCGATGCATGGACTAAAGATGTGAACAAGAAACCCAACCCTCCGCATCCCCTTATGCGTAGTGCAGGTGGTCATATCCATGTGGAAACTAAACGTGACCCATTGGAAGTGATTCGCAATATGGACTTGTTCCTCGGTGTGCCTTCTGTCCTGATGGACGATGGTGTTTTGCGTAAACAATTGTACGGTAAAGCTGGTGCTTTCCGTGCTAAGTCTTATGGGGTGGAATATCGAACTCTTTCAAACTTTTGGATCTTTGACGAGAAACTTATTCGTTGGGCATGGCGCAACACAGAACGTGCTGTTCAAAGCAATGTGGATGTTGTTGCAGAACAAGAGCGTATCTTGGATGCCATCAACAATAACAACAAACAAGTTGCTATGGATTTGGTCAAGCAATACAATCTGGAGGTAGTATGATTTTTATGTCATCAAACTGGGAAGACATTAATCGGTATTACAAGAATACCTATGTCAAGTTCTCTGAAATGGGTGAGAAACTTTTCTTCATTCGTTATGTTTCTCCCGATGCTGTGTGTGGTGTCGACGAAGACCATGTGGATTTTGAACTGTGCTTGAGTGATGAACATCCCTATGAGGTTGACTTCCTTCTTCCACACAAAAGCTTTTTCCAACTTGGTAAACGTGCTGTCGCTTTGTCTCGTCATCCTGCCAAGCAATATCAACGTGGTCTGAGTGATTCAAATACACGGTTGTATTCTCTGCGAAGTGATGGTACTACAGAGGCCATGCAACTGGGATTTGATACACTGAAAGCCTATGTTTCTAAGCAGAAGTTTCCGTCATTGGACGAAGCTATTGCTAACAAAGGACGTATGACCTCCACTGTGCTGACTTCACGTATTGCCTATGTTCCACGTAGCAAAGGTTTGTATGTGGACATGGTTCCTATTGGTGAAGTCGATACCACATCAAAACTCATCCGTCTCCGTTCTCCAATCTTTGTACCAGAGTTGACAGAGATTGCTAATGGTTCTCATTTTAAGGTGGCACAATGACAAAAGTATTTGAATTGTTTGGCTTGGAGCAAAGTAAGCTGAATGAAGAAGCTATTCCAATGTTTGCAGGGATTGAGTGTGAGATTGAATCTGTAGCGAAGCGTCCCAAGTCTCCCTACTTCAACGCAATTGAAGACGGTAGTTTGCGTAATGATGGTTGTGAGTTTGTCTCTGTTCCAATGCAGGTTCCTCATTTGCTAGATCAATTCAAAGATCTTCAGGCAAGTATTGTGTTCCATAATCGTGAAGATGCCTTTTCTTCTCGAACATCAACCCATGTGCATGTGAATTGTCGTAGCTTCAATGAACAGCAAGTCAAGAACATGCTGTATTTGTATGCCATCTTCGAGGAAGTGTTCTTCTCTATGGTGAACAAAGACCGTCGTAATAACATTCATTGTGTTCCATTGTCTGAGACATTCTTGCCAATGATTTACCGATTCCAGTTGCCTTCCCTGATTCCTCGCTGGCATAAGTACACTGCATTGAATATGCTTCCTTTGGCTAAGTATGGTACAATGGAGTTCCGTCATTTGCAAGGCACAGACGATGCTTCTTTGCTGCAAGAGTGGCTTACTGCCTTGGAAAGTTTGTGGCAACTCAGTAAGGATTCTGTAATCACACCAGTTGAGATTGCAGATACTAATTCCCACAAGCGCTGGTTCCATAAGGTGTTTGGACATAGTGCGCGTTGTCGTGCTCTTGAGCCAGCACTTCCTCAGATCATTCAAAATGGTTTGTTGGACGTTAAACTTTCTTTGATCTAAGGACTCATTATGTGTGGTATTGTTGGTGTAATTTCTAAGTATACTTCTGGCCTGTTGAAACAGCATGAGGATATGTTCAATCAACTATTGTATGTGAATGCCCTACGTGGTGATGACTCCACAGGTATTATTGGTGTTGAGAAAGATTCGTCTTTCCATATCATGAAGGAGGCCACTGAGGCAGCATGGTTTGCTCAAACATATAAGGGCAGTGACATGGAACGAGCGATGTTTGCTCGTGGTAAAGCTCTTGTTGGGCACAATCGCAAGAAAACTGTTGGCAAGATTGAAGACCAGTCTGCTCACCCCTTTGTCATCAATGATGAGTTTGCAATGGTACATAACGGTACATTGTACAATCATAAATCATTGAAAGACACAGAGGTTGACAGCGAGGCCTTGGCCCATGTGTTCTATGAGGCATTTGCTGAGGAAGACTATGCTGAGAAGTTTGCTGAAACTCTGGGCAAAGTGAGTGGTGCATATGCTGTTTCCATGTACGACCAACGTACCAACACAGTGCGGTTGTTCCGCAACAAGGAGCGGCCATTGGCTTATGTATCAACCGACAATGGTTGGTATTATGCCAGTGAGGCTCCAATGCTTTTCTGGATTTTGTTACGCAATGGGTATGATCCTAAGAAGTTTGAAATTAAGGTTGTGCCTGAGTTTACCCTGCTTTCATTTGATCTTGACAAGAACGAATTGAAAGAGGAGAAAATTGAGCCAAAAAAGCCTATTCCCCAGTATACCAAGGCGGCTACTGGGGTCAATACGGTCAAAACATTTACGAAGATTGTGCAAACTTCTAATAAGGAGGGCCTGTCTAAGAATGCGTATAAGCGATTTCGCCGCAAACACATCGGTACAAAAATCGAGTGGTGGGTGGAAGACTATATTGAGGCGAATTTTCCGGCTCTTGAGGAACAAGGTGAAACAGAGTTTCGTTTGATGGGTTCATCAGACAAACTTAAAGAAGATCATATGGTAGTTTCTACCGTTGACCTCAAGCCTTTGAATCTTACTAGCTCTAAGTTAGATGGTACTCTGTGGTCTGGTCGTGTTGTAGATGTTCTCTATGACACCAAGGCTCGTCGTGCAACACTTGTTTTGGAGAATTCAGCACCCCTTCCAATAGCATTCAAACCATCCAAACATACAGTCATTGGTTCTAAATACATTCAGGATAAACTTGATGAACAAGAAAAAGCCCTCGTTACTCTGCACTAATTCCACATTGAAGAGTGCCAGTCTGAAGCTAATTGCTCAAGGTCTATCAACTCGTCTCAAACGTGGTAAGATTTTCCGCACAACCAAGCCATCCCTCATCCGTAAGCAGTTTAAGTATGGTCAAAGTGTTGACAAACTTACTCAGTATCAGTGGTATAAGGCAAATGACATCCCCGCACTGGAATTTACAGCAAATCCAAATGATGTCGTAGACTGGTTGAATGAAAACTCAACTGTGTTTGGTCGAAAATATCTCAATTCTTCTTGTGGTAAAGGGATTGTAGTAATCGAACCAGAAACAGATGATCAAATTCCTATCTGTCCTGTTTACACTAAGTACAAGAAGAAGAAACGTGAGTTCCGTGTCCATGTGTTCAAAGATGAGGTGGTGAATGTCACAGAAAAGAAAAGACGCAAAGGATTTGAAGGGGAGCGAGACACCAAAATCCGCAACCTTGCAAATGGCTACGTGTTTGTCCAACAAGTCGATGACATTCCAAATGGCCTACAAGAGCTGGCTCTCCGAGCAGCAAAAGTGTCCTACAGTGACTTCCGAGGAGTTGACATTGGCTACAACGAAAAGAAAAACGAGCTGTTTGTAATTGAAGTGAACAGTGCTCCCGGCATTCAAGGCACTAATGTGGAAAAATATCTTGACGAGATGGTGAAATATGTTTAAACTTGACATTACACACAATACCAAGTATGGTGAAGTTGCTCAGGTAAATCCCCTGCGGTGGCGCATTATGCATCGTGACAAGAAAACCCTCACATCTCAATCAGGATTGATTAAGTGTAGGGACTTCTTTAATGATGTTGTTGCATGGAAGCAGGCACAGTATAAGTTTGGAATCTATTCATTCCAGAATGATGTGAAGTTCAATAAGGCCGGTTTGTATTTTCATCTAACCAACATTGACCAGATCACTCGTTTTAAGAAGAACATTGCTGTACTAAATAAACGACTGTTGGAAGACTGTAACACTAAATTGTCTGTTTACACACAAGGAAGTAAACAGGTAGTGTTGCATATCCCCAATGCTTTGTGGGAATCCACTTACCAAATCTCTGCTGTCTCTATGCTCATTCGTGTAGCAAACTACAAGTATGAGTTTACAGATTGGGACAGTATTTTTAGTGATGAGTCTCCTCTGTGTACCATTGAAACGTCGTTCAGTGCAGATGCCAAGGCTCTTGTGAAAGCTCAGGGATTTAAAGTTCCAGAGAAAGCAACAGGATGCTGGTACTATGATATTAATGGATTTAATTCCAAGAGTAAAACGGAGTTTTACAACAGTATCATTCACAATAACGGATGCAGTCGTTGGGCTGCTGCTTTGAAATAAGGAAACATCATGCGTTGTTCTTGCTGCAATACAATCTTGTCTCCACAAGAATCCACTCGTAAGTTCAAAGAGAGTGGCACATATGTAGATATGTGTAACAAATGCTTGGCCACCATATCGGATGATGTAGACACCGTTGATGGCTATGCACCAGATGAGCATGACGAAGGAGAAGAGGAGTATGACTGACACACAACAACCAGAAGCGCTGAAACTAGCTGACGATTTGCAATTGAACCATGAATATTGCGATAAAGAAACTCTATTGAAATCCGCAGCAGAACTCCGCCGATTGCATGAAGAAAACGAAAACCTACGCTCTGTGATGATTGCAGCTGCCGAGGAAATCGACAGTCATTGGAATGCTCATTGCGATGATGATGGATATGGCCCAGTGAATCTGATGCATCGCCTCGAAAAAGGAATCCCATCACAATATTCGTATAAGGCTGGAGACTTTGAGCGACTGCGTTTAGCCAACATCGATTGCATTGCGCACTTCAACGCACTGATGGCCGATCGCAATGAGCTGCTGGATGCTCTGAAGGCAATGTCAGCGGAGTTCGACAACGGTGATGTGAATGACGGCGAATGGGCCGCAATTCAAAAAGCCCGTGCAGCCATCACCAAAACAACAGGATGACAACCATGACTAACAAACAACTAATGGAGCAGGCGCTGAAGGCGTTGGAAATGGCCAATGAACTTGAAGAAGGTTATGGCGTTGACTTTAAAAAATACGGACTGAAAGTCGACAAGGACATTTGTGCCAAGTACGAAAAAGCCATCACCGCCATCCGAGCAAGACTGGAGCAGCCAGAGCAGGAGCCTGTGGCGTGGGCCGGTTGGCACACATCAACGGACGAAATGATGCTGTTTAAAACAAAAGCAGAGGCCGTTTCTTGGCGCGACCAATACAAGAAAGGCTTCGCGTCAATTGAAGGCTTGGTTCGCCAATTTCTGCCCGCAGCACCTGTGCAGGAGCCAGATGAAGAGTATCTGAGCAAAGCATACCGACTTGCCATCGAAGCCAAACCCAAGGAGAAGAACAATGGCAACATTTGTAAAACATGAGGCATGTCCGTCATGCGGAAGCAGGGATAACCTAGGTAGATATTCCGATGGAAGTGCTTTCTGTTTTGGTTGTCACCACTATGAATCAGCAAACATATCACCTTTTGTAGGAGAACGTGATGGGCAGACTGAAGGAAGCAATGATGAATCAGCAGTGGAGTTCCCAGCAGATGCAGATTCCACTTTGGATGAAAGAGCAACTAATTGGCTATCGTCGTATGGACTATTGGGACGCGAGGTTATACATGCAGGGCTTAAATGGAGTCCTGGATGGGAACAACTTCTCATCCCCCTCTACGACAAAGACGGACACCTTTGTTGTATCCAAGCCAAAAACTTTAATCCTAAACGGGCAAGCAAAGCAAAGTATTACAACATAGGAGACAAGTCTTTGAGTGATACAAGGTATGGAACAGGTACTACTTTGGTATTCACTGAGGATGTTTTGTCAGCTATTAAGGTGGGCCGTGTAGCCACTGGAATGCCCCTCCTAGGGACTAGTATAGGACGCTCTCGTTTAGCCGCTTTAAGGCCCCTTTACGAGCGTTTAATCGTGTGGTTGGATGATGACAAGTGGAAGGAAGCATGTGAAATAGCAGAAGCAGCTAAGTTTTTGGGATGGAATGCTAGTACAATTTTTACTCCCAAAGATCCTAAGGAATATTCTACAGAAGAACTACAGGAATTTTTGAAATGAAACTTTATGAACTAAAATCAGGACAAACCTTTCTTTTACAAGAGCAACCCACTACTCCTCCAGATAGTGAGGAAGTAGATTACGATGCATACTACAAATACATCAAACTGGATGGTATGTATTGCTGGTGCAAAGATGAAGAAGGTCTAAATCATTACTTTGCTGCATGGACAGATGTCTCAGTTTGTCCAACTGTACAAGAGGATATACCAGTATGAGAGAAGCAGGTAAAGGCGACAACCGTCGTCCAGAAGACAAGAAAGCATTTGATGAGGGATACGACCGTATTTTTGGTAAGAAGCAGAAACCTACTGTTAAGTTCATTGGGAAAGCTTCCTTTGATACAGAGATGTTTCCTGGAAATGAGATTGCCCATGTACGTACAGTAAATCACTATGTCTGGGGACAGAATATGGTTAGAACTTCTAAGGTTCTTACTAAGTTTCCAGATGGTAGTTTCGAGACAATGAATACTTTGTATGTACCGCTTGCCGATGAAGAAATGGACAGCTAAAAATAATGCTTGACAAACAGGAGATGTGTATGGTACAATAATAATATAAGGAGATAACTTTACAAGGAGTATACTATTAATCCAGAAATATCTATTATCAAACTATTCCTTACATATAGTATTTGGAATACATTCAAAGATAAACTTACTGTTACTGATTTAACAAAAGAAGTACAGCCTGTTTATTCTGTATTGAATAACTACCATCTTCAAAATGAAGAACAACATAATCTTTCTGTACATGACTTAGCTAACTTGTTGTTTGCTTTGTCCAATAAGGACAAGGATTATTATCTTGGTGTGATTGAAAATCTTAAGGACTTGGAAGTTTCACCAGAAACAACCTACACCCTTATCAATTCCATCCTGTCTAACAAACAACTCAAAGAAATTTCTCTTGCAGCATATGACGTAACTCAGGGTAAGCTTGAGATTGCTAAGATGAGTGATATGCTCAGTGGTTTCCTTAAGACACAGGAAGTTGCTGCTAAGGAAGAAAAGTTTGAGTTCATTTCAGACGATCTAGAGGAGCTTGCAGATAGTGCAGTCAAACAACAAGGACTTAGATGGCGCTTATCAACACTTAATCAAATGTTGGGTAGCCTACGCAAAGGCGATTTCGGATTTATATTCGCTCGACCCGAAACGGGCAAAACAACATTCCTCGCTTCAGAAACAACTTTCATGGCTGAACAACTTAGTCCTGACAGCGGGCCCATCATCTGGTTTAACTAATAGACCCCTATAAGAGCAATCTTATTTGAAAATTCCGTGAATTCGGGGGAAGCCTAGAACAGGTAATCCCGAGCCAAGTATACATAACAACCTACCACAATATAGGAGGCCCAACATGGCCGGTAATTTTAAAATAATTCCAGATTATCCAAACTACTCTGTGAATCCTAATGGCCTTATTCGCAGCGACAAGAAGGGTAAAATACTTTCTGCCGTGGATAATGGAAAGGGATACAAAGTAGTCAAACTGTTTAATGAGAAACGTCCGCAAGGAAGACTGTGCTTAGTTCATCGGGTAGTATTGTCTACCTTTGCTCCAGCACATGCCCCTAATCTAGATGTCAATCATAAAAATGGCGACAAGTCCTGCAATCTACTCTCCAATCTAGAGTGGGTAACTAAGTCAGAAAATACTAGACATGCTCATGAAACCGGACTGTTTAAAAATAAACTGACTATTGAACAGGTTAAGCAGATTAAGACAATCACTGAGGAAACGCAACAAAAAGTTGCTGATCAATTTGGTGTTACTCGATCTGTTATTGGAAAAATTTGGAACGGGCAATTGTATAGTTATGTATAAAGGTGTAACGACTAGCCGAAAGGCGTACACTCAAGTGAGTGGAAGTGCGGAACGTCCTAAGGACGATGATATAGTCTGTTCTACATGGGAACATGTAGCTGGCATAGCCGGGAGTAGCTTAACGAACTACTCCGAACATCAAGTAATAACGAAGAACAAGGTAACAAAGTAAAACTCCGTTGTTATCAAGCCTCTCTTGGACTGAACATGACACAGCTGTTTGCCGACCTTAAAGGCAATCGAACTAAGTTCATGGAGAAGACTAAGGGTAAGCATAAAATCTTTGACAGTGGGGTTATCACTAAGTCCACCGTTGAGCAAGTATGTAAGCAGTACAAGCCCTCTCTAATTATCTTTGACCAGATTGATAAGGTACACGGCTTCAGTAATGACCGTGAAGACTTGCGTCTTGGTGCAATGTATCAATGGGGACGGGAACTTGCCAAAGAATACTGTCCTGTAATTGCTGTGTGTCAAGCAGACGGAACCGGTGAGGGCCAGAAGTGGCTCAACATGGGACACGTTGCTAATGCCAAGACAGCTAAACAGGCAGAAGCAGATTGGATTGTAGGTATTGGTAAGATTCCTGATGCCGGTTATGAGAATGTTCGTTATCTCCATGCAAGTAAGAATAAACTTATTGGCGATGAAGACACCATTCCTGACCAGCGCCATGGCAAGCGTGAAGTGTTGATCAATCCGGGCATTGCCCGCTACGAAGATATTTAATGAAAGGCCTTTTGTAAAAATGCGATTCCCAAAACATCGAGCCAATTGTTACATTGTTATGCGTTATCCTTCTGCCACTGCTGTAGGAGTATTTCCCTTCTTAGAAGGAGCAGAAGATTTTCGTGATGCTTGTATGCAAGAATTTGTAGACAAGGGATTTACTAAGGATGATGTTTCTTTTGAGGTACATATGTCAACCTATTATGATGCATGATCTAATAGAACGCCTGCGTATCCGTGCACAAATACGTAGACAAATCGTCACAAGAAAAAGTGTACAGGAAGGGAAGCCAGATCGACTGGCCGATCTACTAGAGGAAGCAGCTAATGAAATTGAAAAACTAAATGAATGTCTTAGCCCTCGATACCGAAACAACAACATGGAATAAAGGGAACGCTTATGACAGTCGTAACAAGCTTGTTTGCATTAGTTATGCTAGCCCTACTAGTACCATTGGGAGTGGTGCTCATCATAGTGATAACATTGTTCTGGTGCAAAATCTTCTCCAAGGTGTTCGACTGGTTATTGGATTCAACTTCAAGTTCGACTTGCACTGGTTGCTCAAGTACGGTCTATCAATCTTGCGACGAAAGCAAATCTGGGATGTGCAAATCGCAGAGTTCATCCTGTCCAACCAAACGAATCGACTGCCTAGCTTAAATGAAACAGCTCTCAAGTATGGCTTCGAGCCTAAACTCGACGTAGTTAAAACAGAGTATTGGGATAAAGGAATTAACACAGACGAAATCCCTTGGGATGTGCTGGAAGAATACGCGACTAGAGATGCCGAGCTAACACTTGCTTGTTACCATGCACAACGAAAGCTTATGTCTCCTGCCCAAGTGAAGCTTTGTTACTTGATGTGTCAAGACCTGCAAATCCTACAGGAAATGGAAGGCAACGGCATTCCATTTGACGAACAGCTTTGTAAACAACGATCACAGGAGGTGGATGACAAGATCACAGAGATTAAGGGAAAACTCAAAGCTATCTATCCTAACATTCCTATTAATTTTGCCTCTAATGACCATTTGTCTGCCTTTCTTTATGGCGGAACAGTTAAAGAAGATGGCAAGGAACATATCGGGTATTTTAAATCTGGACAGAAAGCCGGGCAGCCCAAGTACAAAAACATAATTATTGAGCACAAGCTTCCTCGTATGTTCACTCCATTGAAGGGCAGTGAAATGGCTAAGGAAGGTAATTATGCAGTAGATGAATCTACCTTACGTAAGCTGAAAGGTAAACGTGCTCTTGTAGACCTCATCTTGGAACTCTCCAAACTAGAAAAACTTAATGGAACCTATTATACCGGACTAGTGAAACTTAGAGAAGAAATGCATTGGGAACCTGGCTTGTTACATGGCAACTTCAATCAAACCATTGCTCAAACAGGAAGGCTTAGTAGTAGTAAACCCAATTTGCAAAACTTCGCCTCTGAACTACAAGACATTTTTGTGAGTAAATATTATGACTGATGAAGAACGGGATATATACCTTGCATGGAGAGAAGCAGAATCTTGGCAAGTTCCAATGACCGAGGAGGGACAGGAGTTGGCTAATAGGCGCTATACAGCCTTTAAACGTGGATGGGAGGCTAGTATAGTCAATCTTTCACAAAAGATGGATATAGGATGCCTTGAACGTGGATGTGCCTGTTTTGATGATAGGATTGATAAATGAATGAACAAGAACTTCTGGACTATAACGACGTGATGGTAACTTTGGCATCATCTATGCAACAATATGGAGCACGACGAGTGCTTGCAGACTTCCAATCATTCTATCCTGATTTGTTTCAGGAAATGAAAGTACAAATCAATCGCTTTCCAGAGAAACCTGTTGCAGCATTGTTGAGAAAATGAAAACTGTTTATTCACAACCCAATTGTCCTGCTTGCATGGTGCTAAAAAGTAAACTGTTGAATAAAAATATTCCATATGAGGAGATTGTTATCGGAAAAGACATTACCAAAGAAGAGTTTTTTGCAAAATATCCAGATGTACGGTCAGTTCCTTTTGTGGTAGATGATTTAAATGAATAAAGAAAAAATTGATGAGCTCTATGCAATGTCTTTGGTAGGCATTCCAGATGAAATATTTAATATTTGCTATGTCTTTGATCGCTATCTTTTTGCTAAACACGTAGCTGCACAAGTAGCTTTAGAAATTGCAGCCGGAGATCTTAAGCGAAAGGAGGTAGGCGATGTTAATCCAATGTGATGCGTCGCAGCTTTGAGTGGCGTACCCTACTCGAACTTGCTAAAGACAACGTAGGTATTCAAGAAATTTTAGGAGGTGAAGACACCCATGCTAAAAACCAAGAAGCTTTTGGACTACCTAGCCGACTCATTGCAAAGATTTTCCTGTTCCGTACCATTTATCGTGGCTCTGGATGGTCTTTCGCCAATGATCCCGACTTTATGCACGTTAGTACTAGCAGCCAATTCTGGGATGAAATGAATGCAAAATTCTATGCAAAATATCGGGGCATTGACTCTTGTCATCAAAGATGGAAAGATACCGTTATGGGTGGCAAAACAATCGTCGGCCCCATGGGAAGAAGTTGGGATTGTCCCCCCAAGCGAGACTATAGAGGAGAACTTAAAGTTCCTTGGACAACTCTTACAAACTACCCAGTTCAAGGCACTGGTGCTGATGTAATGATGTTGGCTCGTATTATGGCTAAGAAAAGGATTGAAGATGCTGGTATTCCTTGTGACTTCATATCTACTGTTCACGATAGTATTGTGGTCGATACTAGAGAGAAGTGGCTTGGAGACTTACGGAACATATTTGACGGAGTGTTTGTGGATTTGCCTAGTCGTATTTACAGTGTCTTTGGGTACAAGTGGAGCGTTCCAATGGCTTGTGAATCAAAGTTTGGGCCTGATATGAAGTCAATGAAGAAATTTACTTGACATTCTTTGTTGAGTATGCTACAATTAAAGTATAGGTACAAGAAAAGTATCTGAATTAGAAAATCAATTTAAGGAAATTATGAACATTACAATTTTGAACGTCTCTGTTGCAACTGTACCTACACAAAAAGGTTCTTACCAAGTAGCAGACATTGCTTACAAAAATAACTCTTTCCAAGGTAAGGTTGAAGGAAAGAAACTCATGAGCTTCGGTGCAACAAAGAATACCTTTGGTATCCTGTCAATTGCACAGTCAGGTGAAAGCTATGAGATTGAGGTTGTTAAGAATGACAAGGGCTACAATGACTGGGTATCTGCCACGAAGGGCGGGGTTGTTCCTGGTGCTCAAACTCCTCCTGCAGCAAGTAAAACAGCTACTGCTGCTCCTAAGAGCAACTATGAAACGGCAGAAGAGCGGGCACAGCGTCAAGTTCTCATCGTTCGTCAGTCCAGTTTGTCTAGTGCTGCTACTGTGCTTACTGCTGGTGTTAAAGCACCACCTGCTGGTGATGCTGTGATTGACTTGGCAAAGCAGTTTGAAGCTTATGTGTTTGGTACTGAACCTAAAGACACTGGCCCTACAGGCTTTGATGACTTGCCTGACTTTGATATTCCACAAGTAGAGTAAACGCCGTCCTCTTGCGTTAATGAGGGAGTGCTCCGCACTGGTATACTGCGAGGAGGACACGGCCAATTCTAGTGAACTTGATTTGCGATGAATGTTGGGAGCCTAACGTATACCATCTTTTTATAAAGGACTAAGATGCCACTGAAAAAATCAACCTCTAAAGCAGCTGTTTCTGAGAATATTAAGAAAGAGATTGCTGCAGGAAAACCACAAAAACAAGCCATTGCCATTGCTTTGGATGTTCAACGACGAGCAGGTGCTAAAGTTCCTGCTGCTAAGAAAGCACCTAAAAAGAAATGACAACTGCCCTCATTGATGGGGATATTATTTGCTATAGGTCTGCTGCTTCTTGTCAACAAAAAGGAATCACTGTAGAGCCTGTAGAAGTTGCTATAATGCGTGTAAACGATTTGATGCAACGTATCCTACATGAAACAGAATCTGATAGCTACAAAGCTTATTTAACAGGCTCTAATAACTTTCGTTATGAAGTAAATCCAGACTACAAAGGCAATCGTAAGGATGTACCAAGACCAGAATGGTTACAACAATGCCGTGAGCACTTGGTTGTGGAATGGAAAGCCACCGTAGAGGATGGACAGGAAGCTGATGATGCCTTGGGCATCGAGCAAATGCGTTCAAAGGACACAATCATTTGTTCTATTGACAAAGATTTGCTGATGATTCCTGGAGAACATTATGATTTTGTAAAAGGAATTCGACGTGAACAGTTTAGCATACCTGCTATTAGGCATTTCTACTGGCAGCTCCTTATGGGCGATAGGACTGACAATATATTTGGTTTTGACGGCAAGGCAAGACAGTCAGTTCCTAAATTCTTGGAACCTGTTTTTGAAGAGCTGGCAAGTTATGACGATGAGCTTGACATGTTTGGGCTTGTTCAGTCTCTGTACAATGATGATGCTCGTCTTCTAATGAATGGCCGCTGTCTGTGGATTCGTAGGGAACCAGAACAAGTTTGGAACTTTCCTACATGACCCAGTGGACAGAAGGACGTATTAGAAGTTTTATTGTATCTACATTACGGGCTGGCTCTAGACGCTGGCCTCCAAAATATCAGACATTAAATGCTGCTAAAACAGAAAAGAAAGTGAATGTCAAGACAGGACGCATTGCACAACATTACAAATGCAATGGCTGTAAGGAAGAATTCACGTCTAAGGATGTTGAAGTAGATCACATTAAACCCGTGATTGATCCCAAGAAAGGTTTTAAATCTTGGGATGACTATATCAATCGCTTGTTCTGCACTGAAGATAATTTACAAGTATTGTGCAAAACATGTCACCTAACTAAGACGAAAAAAGAAAAGGAAATAGCAAAGAAGTATGCTAGTAAATAAATCTATTGAAACTCCAAACGGTACAGTGAAATTTGAAGGCGAACTTGAGCAGAAAGAACTGGATTTTGTCATTAAAATTGGCCTTAATTTCCTGCTTCAGAATGGAGCCATTCCATTCACTGCTTCTAAAGATGTTACAGAAGATCAAAAGGACACCATTCAGTGACAACTCACCTTGTAATTCCTGATGTGCAGGCCAAACCTGGCATTGACTTCAGCTATTTGCAGACCATTGGCAATTACATTGTCGCAAAGAAACCTGACACAATCATTTGTTTGGGAGACTTTGCAGACATGCCAAGTCTTTCCAGCTATGATGTTGGTAAGAAAAGTTTTGAGGGCAAACGATATGTTAAAGACATTGAGGCTAGCCATGACGCGATGGGCATGCTCCTTGGCCCTTTGCATCAATTTAATGAGAAAGCCAAACGAAATAAAGAGAAACTCTACCGACCAAAGATGGTCTTGACACTGGGGAATCATGAAAACAGAATTACAAGGGCGGTAAACGATGACCCGAAGTTGGAAGGCGTACTTACACTCGATGCTTTGGGCTATGAAGCCTACGGTTGGAACGTGGTTCCATTTCTTGACGTCATTGTTATTGATGGCGTTGCTTATTCTCATTACTTTACCACTGGCCTTATGGGTCGGCCTGTCACTACTGCTGCAGCTTGTCTCTCTAAGAAGCACATGTCTACTATACAAGGCCACCAACAGGGCCTACAAATTGCTACAAGCTATAAAGCCGACGGTAAACGACTCACCTCAGTAATTGCAGGATCTTGTTATGAGCATAACGAAGACTATATGTCTCAGCAAGGTAATAATCACTGGCGTGGTTTCTTGGTATTGCATGAAGTTAAGGATGGGGAATTTGATTTGATGAGTGTTAGTTTGGATTTTGTAAAGAAGAAATATGCTAAATGAACATGATTTGAAAGACTATAAGCAGCTACCATTCGATGCTGTAACTAAGCCAAAACATTACATGTTGTTTGATGAGTTTGGTATTGAAGTACGAGATGTGTTAACACGCTTGGCAGGAAAACTTCCTAAGAATGTACCTCCAATGTTTGTCGCTGACTATGTACAGGCTATGCAATATGGCATGCGCTTCATGGAAAAGAATGGAGTGGAAGACCTAAAGAAAATGCGTTGGTATTTAGACAAGATGATTGGAGCATATGAGCAAAGCTAAACTTATTTGGATTACCCCCAACGCGGAGAATACAATTGCCTATTGTGCTCGGGTGTCTAATCCAGCCAATCAAGACAATCAACAAACAGCACCAAAACTCTTGAAGTATTTGATGGATAATAAACACTGGAGTCCTTTTGAGATGGCCAGTGCTTGCATTGAAATTGAAACAACACGAGATATTGCACGTCAAATCCTACGTCATCGTAGCTTCTCTTTCCAAGAGTTTAGCCAACGATATGCTGTTGCCACAATGTTTGACACACGGGAAGCTCGTCTACAGGATACAAAGAATCGTCAGAACTCTATCCTGAACGAAGATCGTGAGCGTGCTGATATGTGGGAACGTGCTCAACAGGACGTAATCGACCATGCATTGAAGGTATATAACTGGGCTCTTGCCGAAGGTATTGCTAAAGAACAGGCTCGTGCTGTTCTACCAGAAGGCAACACAATGAGTCGGATGTATATGTCTGGAACTATTCGCAGTTGGTTGCACTACTTGGATGTTCGTACCCATGTGTCTACACAGAAAGAACATCGGGACATTGCAGAACAAATCAAAATAATTATTATGAAGGAGTTGCCAAGCCTTGCAACTAAATGAATATCAGAAAGCAATTGAAAAGTTTGCTATTTATCCAGGTGCTGGAACAGGCAATCGAGAAGCTATGACATATACTGCATTGGGTCTTGCGGAAGAAGCAGGCGAGTATGCGGGTAAGATTGCAAAGTTCATTCGAGATGGAATATTTGAAACAGCACTTGCTGCTAAAGAACTGGGAGATGTTTTGTGGCAATTGGCTCGTGCAGCTAAAGAACTTAACATGACATTGGAAGAAGTTGCTGTGATGAATATTGAAAAGCTCACAGATCGAAAGGAGCGCAATGTCCTCAAAGGTACTGGTGATGCTCGGTGAGTTGAAAGAACTTATTATTCACAAACTAGATATTCTAGAATTCATGGATATTCTTGGATACGAACTTGTAGATATTATTGATCTGTTTGACGATGATATTTCTGCAAATATGGATGAGTTTATTGAAGCTACGGAATGAAAAAATCTACGCACAATCACTATGAGTCTGTTGAAAAACAACATTACAAAAAGAAATACCTTGAACGGAAACTAGATGAACGAGCCGCAGAGCGAGAAATCCGCACCTATTCCTACATTCCAACCTCAGAGGTGCCAGAAGCACCGGATGTGGATGAGGAAAGGACAATGTGAATTGTGTCTTGTAGAGAGAGACAAACAACGTAAACTTTATGAACAGCAAGGAGGCGCTAACCAGCCTCCTGTAACTATTAGGAAAATATGACTACAACAACTCCATGGTCTTCTGTTGGGTATCTAACATACAAACGTACTTATGCCCGTCGTTTGAATGAGGATGATATCACTAGTCCAACAGAGGAATTTCCTGACACAGTGGAACGTGTCATTAAAGCCACAGACACTCAACTGCATTGTAACTTTACCAATGAGGAAACAGAACGTTTGCGTAACTACTTGCTTGGGTTGAAGGGAAGTGTTGCAGGACGATTCTGGTGGCAACTAGGTACAGAAACAGTGAACCAACTTGGTTTGTCCAGTTTGCAAAACTGTGCATTCCGTACTGTAGATAAGCCTGTTGAGCCTTTTACATGGGCTATGGACATGCTGATGCTTGGTAGTGGTGTTGGCTATAACATCCAGCAAGAGAATGTTAAGAAACTTCCTCCTGTCAATCTGAACTTTAAAGCTCCTACTCGTGTTAATGATGCTGGTGCAGACTTCATTGTTCCAGACAGCCGTGAAGGTTGGGTAGCATTGCTTGGTAAAACGCTTAAAGCAGCCTTCCTGGCCCATTCTAGCGGTAAGCAAACCTTCTCCTACTCCACACAGCTTATTCGCTCTAAAGGGGCTCCTATTAAGGGCTTTGGTGGTACAGCAAGTGGTCCAGAGGATTTGGTTTGGGGGATTGCTCAGATCAGTAACATCTTGGAGAAGCGTGCTGGAAAGCAAATCCGTCCCATTGATGCTCTTGACATTATGAACATCATTGGTGCTGTTGTTGTGGCAGGTAATGTGCGCCGCAGTGCACAGATTGCTATTGGAGATGCAGATGACGTCGAATATCTACTTGCTAAACGATGGGACTTGGGAAACATTCCAAGCTGGCGAGCTATGTCGAACAACAGCGTCGTATGTCATGACATTGGAGATTTGCATGATTTCTTCTGGGATGGATACGAAGGCAAAGGTGAGCCTTACGGACTTATCAATCTCAAACTTTCTCGCAAAGTGGGACGACTTGGTGAAACCCAGTACCCAGATCCACAGGTTCAAGGATATAACCCATGTGCTGAACAATCTTTGGCAGACGGAGAAACCTGTTGTCTCGCCGAAATCTTCCTACCAAACATTGAAAGTAAAGCTGAACTTTTTGATGTTGCCAAACTCCTCTATCGTGTAAACAAACACTCCTTGGCTTTGCCATGTCACCAGAAAATTACTGAAACCATTGTGCATGAAAACATGCGTATGGGTATTGGTGTGACAGGTGTGTTGCAAGCAACGGAAGAGCAGAAAGCTTGGTTGGATGAATGTTATGTGGCCCTTCGTGCCTATGACGTTGAGTATAGCAAGGCTAATGGCTTTAACCCTAGTATTAAACTGACAACCGTGAAGCCTTCTGGTACACTTAGTCTGTTGCCCGGTGTTACTCCAGGTTGCCATCCTGCCTATGCTCGATATATGATTCGTCGTATTCGTATCAGCAGTAACCACCCATTGGTTCAAGTCTGTAAAGATCATGGCTACCATGTTGAATATCAACAGAACTTCGATGGTAGTGAAGACTTTGGTACAGTGGTTGTTAGCTTCCCATTCCGTCATCCTGACCATGCTGTCTTGGCAAAGGATGTTACAGCAATCCAGCAACTGGAAACAGTTAAGTGGTTGCAGGAAGTGTGGAGTGATAATAGTGTGAGTTGTACTGTGTATTATCGCAAGGAAGAGCTTCCAGAGATTCGTAAGTATCTCAAGAAGAACTACAAGAACAATCACAAGAGTTTGTCATTCTTGTTGCACAATGACCATGGCTTTAAGCAGGCTCCTCTGGAAGAGATTACAGAAGAACAGTATAATGCCTTGGTTGCAAATACAACAACCATTACAGCTATCTCAGAAGCCAACATTGGTTTGGATGATGACTGTGCTACAGGCGCTTGCCCCATTCGTTAAGAAGGAACAATATGCTAATTGCAGGTGAATTTATTACTGGTTTAACCTTTGGTCTTGAGCATGACACTGGTCAAGAAGATGATGAGTATAACTGGTTGGTAGCTATCCACTTGGGTATCTTCCGTATTATGTTTATTTCCCTAAAGCCTGAGTAACAGGCAAAAGAAAGCCCCCAGTCCTGTGAAGGATATGGGGGCTTTTTGCGTTATGGATATTGTTTCCAAGGGAGCTGGAAATGTGGACCATCTTTTAGGGTAGTCCAATCACCGCCCCATTCAATGGGAATAGAAAGCTGTTTAGCAGCCTCTTTCATCCCATCGGACAGCTTCTTATACAGAGGCCAGTCCCATCTAATTTCATCACCTACAAGAGCCGCCAAATCGACAGCATGTCCTGTTAGATGGCGGCTTTTTTGCGTCTGGGATGCTCCTGCAGCAACTAGTTGTTTCTGTCGTTCCGCTGTACGCAGTCCTTCCGTCACAACAAATTGCATGGTTTCAGCAGTCTTGCGAACTACCTTAACCAAGTCAGGGTGTACCCCAGCAAGGTTTTTTTCAGAGCGAACATTAAGAGTCATTTAGATTTCCTACTAAATAGTTCACGTAAAATTGCTGCCTCAGAAGCCATTGTAGCATCCATATGTGCCCTATCAGGGCGTTTAGCTTCTTTGGGATATAGCATATTAGATAGGCCATATGCACGGCGTTCTTCTGGAGAAGCTCGATCTTCTTCTCGGTAGTACGTACGCAAAGCAGGAGGCTGATTCAGTTTCTGATAAGCATCATTCAATTGGGAAGAACCAAACATTGGAGCAGACCTACGAATAGCTTCATCCAGAGCATGCTGAGTTTCATGAACAGCTGTGCCCCTATTAGGAGGAACATTAGGATCAAACTCCATCATGTTTTTACTAGGAACATAAGCTCCCATGTATTGCATTGGCAACTCTGGATTCCACTTAACAGAAGGAACAACCCCCTGCTGTTGTAAAACCTTTAGGAGTTGTAGAGGATCGTCCTCGGTTACTCCCGCACGTTTAAATAGTTCAGCAAGAGAGTCGTTCATTATTGTGTTCTCCGAATGAGACTTTGAAGTTGAGGAATTTGCTGTGTAGCCGACTGACGTAGCAGAGCAAATTGTTCAGGAGACATGTTCTGTTGAACTGCCAACTGTTCCAAATCACGCATGAATGTCGAAGGATCACCCTGGCCTGTTGCAAAGTAACGATCAATGGTCTTCTGTTCAATGGGACGGTTACGGAAGAAGTCCTGTGCAATGGTGTGCATTGCTGTTGTACGATATTCCTGATAAGCCTTGTCCAACTGAGTTTGTTGATAGTCCTTCTGCTTTTGGGCAGATTCGTTAATGCCCATCAAACCAATCTTCTTGAACAACACATCTGCATCATTGCGTTGTGCCATTGGACGGAGATTCTCTGGGTCTTTGCTATATGCCAGATTGCCCTTCTGATACCATGCAAGATCCAAAGGACCTTGTGCAATGGGAGGAGCAAAGTTAATGGCAGCAGCTTTTGCTGTCTCTTCACTAGGATTGGTAGCCAACTGATAGCCAGCTTTAGCCATTTGACCCAATTTAAGGCCACCAGCAAATGCCGCATCAGCAGCAGAGCTAGGAAGCACATCGCCCAAGCCTGTACGCTTAGACAAGTCAGTACCAAGCAGAGAAGGCAGACCATTCGACAAAGCATAGGCACCATTGGGACCCAAAGCCTGTCCAACTTTCTCAGAAGCTGTCATAACATCCAATGCCAAAGAACGTGGTTTACCAAGTTTCTTGGTAATGAAGTCATAGATAAATTCCCATTCAGAGAAGAGTGGCAAACCCATAACCCCAGCCAAAGCAATGGTAGAGGCCATCTGTGTGAGCAGAGGAGCTTTATTGCCTGTTTGGGATAGTTCCCGCGCATACAAAGCCCAGCGACTGATTTCATTGTGACCGAAACTACGTAGGTTATATGCCATACTGCCCAATGGGCCCAGGGCATTATACATTTGTGGCTTCTCAATGCTACCATAATGGTTCATGGCCATGTCGGTGAAGCGCTGTGCTTGTTCGTACAAACCATCTTTAGGTTTAACACCTGCTTCATGCATCATGTCTACAAGAGTCATGAACATGTGAGCACGAGTTCCTGCTTCAATTTTAGCTGCAGGAGTTTGTGTAATCTTCGATGTATAATATGCCACGCCTTTTTGTGTTTGATTGGTGTGTTCCACCAAATCAGTTGCATAGATGTGATTCTTTGTTGCATAGTCCAAAGCACCACGCTCAATGGCAGACAAGCTACCTTTGCCTGTAACATACTTACCCAAAGCCACCATAGCATTAGCCGCATGGTTAAAGCCAAAGGTAAGAGCAGTTCCTTTAGGAGCAGCGCCCAGGCCACGCAACATAGCAGTGATACCTGGAAGCACGGCAGGAGACTGGATTAGCTGAATGCCCAAGAAAGCGGGATTCAAAGACAGCAGCATCGTGTTAGCACCAGAACGTGCCAATTCCATACCCTGTTTCGGAATAGAAGGACCGATACCCGCAGAACTAAAAGCAGTGTTCATAAAATTAGTAAAAGCATTACCAATCTTACTAGGATTCAAACCCAAAGCATTCTGCATATAGCGTTCAGACAGAGTGATAGCATTGCTTTGTTTACCCACCACATCGCCATCACGTAACACTTGGTTGACATCTTTTGCTGCAAGAGCTAGCTCACTCCAGTTGAAAGAACTTTCCAAGTATTTAACTTGGTTCTCAAAGAACGCTGTAGCATTTTCTTCTGTAGTCATCCAAGGCTTGCGACCTTCCATGCCAAAGACACCTTTCTTCTGCATGGTGTGCTTCTGCATACCCATGTAGTTGTTAGGATCGTCCTTAGCCACTTCTTTCAACGTGTCTAGGAATTGTGCAATGTTGGGATTGTCTTCACCAAGAATATTTAGTGCATCTAGGAAAGCCTCATGAGGAGTTCCTTTATTGGAACGATTCACAGCAGACATATCTTGCAGAGGACCAAACTCCAGTGTAGGATCTTTCTGTTTCAGAGAAGTTTCCAGCTTAGACAAGGAGTTCTTACCAATAGTTTTGCTGTTAGCACCAATGACACCAACAACCTCACCATCTTTACGAACTACCTTACGGAAGTCTCCCGTCATGTTCATTGCTGAATATGCCACACGGGCTTGAATGGGCTTTTTACCTGCTGCTTCACGTACTTGGTTAATCTTGTCCAAAGCCTTTTTCATCATAGACTGATGCAATTGAATAAACTCTTGCACTTTGGGAGAAATAGTATGTTCAGTTAAGAACTCAGGAGTAAGTTCTTTCTTATACAAGTCAGCCACATTTAACAGTTCAAAAGCAGTCTTGTATTCCTGTTTAGACAAATCCCGCAAGGTTGTTAAATATTCACCATGTAGTTTCTGGGAAATCTCTGCTTTAGCAAGCCCTTCCGCTTTAATAAAACGATCAACAGTGAAATGAACCACTGGATTATTCAGTTTAGCTTTAAGGTAGATACCACCTTTAGTCAGATAGTTAATGGCACGTTGTGCAGCATTCTGAGAAACATCAGGAACTTCCTTAGCCAGCTTAATGGCCAATTCTGGAGTTTCAATACGAGCATTACCAATAGACTTAAGACGATCACCAATCCCAGGAATGTTATTCATTGGGGATGGGCCACCAAACTTATGCAGCAACTGTGACAGATGCATGTCTTCGGCAGTAAAACCAGAACGCATTTCTATGATCTTTGGCGTCTTTGTTTCAGGAGCAATGGCGGACTTGATCTGACTTCCGTCAAACACAGTGTACACATCATAGCCCCAATCAATGCCATCATATCCTTCACGTTTTACTCGATCGGTCAGATCTTTTTGGAATTTGGCATAGGACTTTGCTGTTCGATATGCAGCAGTGTCTGAAGCCGATAGAGTGTACGGATTTTTAAGATTGACGTATACAGGCATGACACGTGAAGCAGTATTTACTTCATTATAACGACCGTTTTCATAGACAAGTTTTTGACTATCATTTTGTTTAGCATATTCAGAAGCGCTTGTGGGGTCTCCTGTCAACCATGCACCACGATTTCCTGCTTTGACTTCTTGAAAGATTTTATCTTTGGACGTACCATGATACATGACACGCAATTGACCCGACGGATCACGCAGTTTAGAAGCGGAGAAACCTGGGAATTTCTTAAGAAAATCATCAGGCATCATGGCATTCATTTTTGTAATACCATCTTTACCAGATAGCTCCTCAATACGCATACGTTCCAACATAGCATCAGAAATGGTTTTGCCATTCTTAGCTTGCTTAGTCATTGCCCCGCGCTTTTGGGGAGACAATTCGCCATAAGGAACGTGACTAGGTTTTTGCTCAACTGTGTGTGCACCAAATAGGTCTTGTTGACCGTGTTCGGGATGTGCAAGATATTCGTGATAAGCCGCTTTCAAGTCTTCAGGCATCTTAAAGGCAGTGCCTGGTTCTTTAGCCAAATTGTCCAGAGTAGTTTTAAACTCATTGAACGAAAAAGGACGAACCTTTCCTTGTTCTTGAGCAAACACTTCTGTGTAAGGACGTGCCATGTTTGTGTGTGGTTCCCACAAATTGGCTTGTTCACCTTGACCAGCACGTTGAGCCATTTCACTGTCGCGTTGTACACGCAAGTCATGGGCTCGCTGTTCTTCACCTTGAACATGTTCTGCATAACCTGTAGGAGCATTCTCACGATTGCGATAGCGCTCTGCATTAATATCGAGAGCCATTTGTTGACGCAATTCCGCTTCTTGAGCAGCATTACGAGCATCAATACGTTCTTGAACAGCACGTTGTTCTGGAGTAGACCGTTCTGCAGTCAAATCAGAAGCCATACGACTCATGGGAGTGGCTTCTGGCGAAGCCGGTTCAGCACCTAGTTGACGAGCCATCGATTCCATAGGAGAGACGGGTTCCAAAGGACCTGTTGCACCCAAAGTGGAAGCACGACCTTGAGTGTCTACGGTGATAGGCTGTTCACCAGCTCGTTGCTGTTGAGCAATAGCTTGTTGCTGTTTTTCCTGTGCTTGTTGCTTGTAAAACTCTGCCATGGGATCAACCACCTCAGGAGTCTTACCAGAAAGCTCATCCAAGGCCGTAGAAAGCCCTTTAACGGGCTCTTTAGCCACGGCCTTAGGGGTAGCCTTACCTGCACGCTTTAACGAGCCTGCAAGGGCTTCTGCAGCAGGTGCCAGAGTATTGGCATAGGGCAAACCTTGTACAGCCACAGCAGCAGGAACCACATAACGGCTAATAGCTTCACCAGCCTTGTTTGTAAACTCCTTACCCAGTTCAGTACGAGGTTCGTATGTCAGGGCTTCCATGCCCTGCTCAACACCGAAAGGATTCTGTGTAAGCTGAGACAAGCCAGAAGCAATGGCACCACCGGGCATAGCAGCAGCGCCAGTGGCCAAAGACAAACCAGTTTCAGCAGCTCCTTGCAACCCAGCCGTCCAGTTTTTACCTTTCTGGCTGAGTTCGTGGAACAATTCATCAGGATTGAGTTTTGCCTTAGTCTCTTTAGGAGGCAAAGTATCTACATAGGCAGACATTTGGGCAAATTCTTCAGCAGTAGGCTGATGTGCCACTTCAAAATCATAACCTTTATAAGAAAACGTAGGCATAAAAATCCTTAATTATTTCATTGTCCATCCTGCAGGAAGCTGTGGTTGCGTTGCCGGTCCACCGAGCTGTACAGGAGCTTTATTTTGCAATTGAATACCACCACCCGGAGCAACCTGAGGCATAACACCTTGCTGTTGACGTGCTGCCAGTTGGGCATTCATTGTTTGTACATCTTGATTGTACATGTTTTCATAGAACATACGTTCTGTGGCTGTAAGAGGTTCTTTAGAGTCAGGATTAATACCCGCCTCCAAGATGGCCTTAACAGCACCCAAGCGTTTGTCTGGAGTAGCTTTAAGCAAGGAAGCGGATGCTGTAGCACCTCCACCCTTGTTAAACTTACCAGCATCAATGTTCATCTGGGTAACATCTTTCTGTCCTTGAACCTGCATACTAATGCCCTGCAAATGGGCTTTATTCTGTGATTCTTGATTACGTGCTTGTTGCTCAGTCTGCATCTTAATGCCTTCAAGATGAGATTCTTTCTGAACATTGGCAGTAGCCATAGCCTTCTGAAAGTCAGCACCTTTCTGGATAAATCCATCACGAAGTTTACTAAGTGTTTGAGGTAGCTGATCACCCGGAATTTGAGACAGCTGTTGAAGCATCTGTGCTGCTTGAGGATTGCTTGCATCCATTCCATGACTTTGGAAGAACTGTTGAAGCATTGCTTGACGAGCACCGGGAGCAGCAGGAACTGTCTCCAAGAATGTAGCAGCTTGTCCCATAATGTTACCAAGATGGTCACTCTGTTTAGCAGCATTCTCTAGTTGAGACTTCAAAATAGATGCTTGTTTAGCTTGCACATCATAAGGCTGCATTTGTTTAGCTGCCTCTGTCTTTTGCAAGATTTCATCCATCTGAGCTTTACGAAGAGCTTGTTGGCTTTCTGCCTCTTTTCGAGAATCTGCCACTTGTTGCCCAAGAGCATAAGAAGCGCCGGCAGGACCCAGTAGTTGGGCAAGTGTTTGTGTATCCATATATTAACCTCCAACCCAATCTGCCAAAGAACTTAAGCCCTGTTTAGCAGCATCCACTCCAGTGTTCACCAGAGAGTTTACACCAGAATTAATGGCAGTATTTAGAGCATTGTTAGAACCAGCACCGTAGAACAAACTGTTCAAACCACCATATTGATTAGACAGTTGATTCTGCATCATTGTAGTTGTAGGACCAAGAGACTGTACCATAGCGTTTGTTTTAATTGGAGCAATCTTACCAGCCAAGTCTACAGCACGAACACCATACTGGCTATTACGTCCAGCAGCAGCATCTTTACGGGACATGTCTTGCCACAATGCTTGATATTCTGGACTGCCTGGGGCATACAAACCTTCAATACCTTTGTTAACTTTATCCAACTGTGCTTGCCACGCATCTGCCATCTTATTCTTGGCATACATATCATACAGGCCTGCAGCCAAACCTGCCCAATTGGTATCTGTCGTACCTGTTCCCGTTCCACCTCCACCCAAAGAACCTGGAGGAAAGCCTCCACCAGTTCCACCACCAGTTACCGTACCACCACCAGTAGTTACCCCTGGAGTCACTGGAACAAAGGGCAAACCGTTTGTAGTAGCAGTAGAAGCATTTACAGGACTACCACCAGTGCCCTGTGTGCTATCTGGTGTTGGATAATTGCGACCCTCATTACTATAGTTGATATTATCAAGAGAGAAGTCTTGATTTGCACCAGCACCAATTACATCCGGATTAAACAAGCCACTAGCAGCAGCACCAGCATTAAAGCCATAGCCTGGAGTACCAAGGCCTGATTCCAAAGCTGCAGGAGTAAGGTTGGCATTTCCTGCACCACCAATGGGAAAGAAATCGCTTGGAGTAGCCACAGCATTACCTGCAGCATCTGTCAAACCAGATGTAGTAGTTGTGGAAGGACCAAACATAGTATTGCCAGCCCAACCAGCTGCTCCACCAAGGACAGCGCCTTTAGCAATGTCTTGACCAGTAAGAGCAGCAGTTCCTGCACCCATTGTTGCACCAGTAGCAGCAGCCAAAGAAGCTCCTGTAAGACCCGTAGTAGTTGAGATAAGATTACCTAGCATTGGAGCACCAAAAGCCATCGCAACCATTCCAATTACTGGGGCAAGATCAGCCAACAGTCCAGAAGTTTGTGGGACAAAATAAGTAGCTTTACCACTCGCATCATACTGTGTGCCGTAATCTTTACCATTAATGTTGGTTAAGGTAGTGCCATATCCACCCGTAAAGTTTCCAGCAGCATCATAGTTAGCATTAATATTGGCATTGCCGAGTTTGGCAGCACCAGTATACCCCATAAGGGTGTTCATCTCTCCACCATAATTGGGAGTATAAACATTTCCAGCAGCATCAGTATACTGCTGAATTGTTTGGTCATATCCTGTGGGAGTATTCTTCAGGAGACTGGTATTAAGCGACGGAAGAGTATCAGCCATTTGTAACCTTTATGTTAAAGTAACGGATTTAAGAGTTCCGTTATCGTTTGCCCAGAGCTTAACAGTTCCGGTAGAAGTGTTTTTATAAACTGCCCATGTTCCTGTAGGAAGGGTTGTAGTAGAAGGATCTGCAGAAGACACAACCATTGAGTTTTCTGCACTGCCCTTAAGCATATCATAAACTCTATTAAACCATTCTTTCCAAACAAACTCTTGAAAGTCTGCTTTAAGGGGTGGTGGAGTAATCATTACCTAGCTCCTTTGTTAATATCTACCTCAATTCCCTCAATACGGAAAAGGTAGGGAGCAGAATAGGTGAGTTTCAATGCGCGTCTACGGAAGGTTCCAAGCTGAAACAACGAAGGCAAATCAGCATTAAAGTTTAGTGCTCTATTAGCACTCCACGTCTTGTAGTCATCATCAGACCACTGCACATTCACAGAAGTCAGTGAGTTGTCAGGAACATCACCAATGATGGTAAGTCGAGACATAAACTTTCGATTCATGCTGTCAAAGTCTAGTTTACTAGAAGTGACTGAGCATATAATAGGGCTACCGTTGTCTGTCAAGAAGGTTTCATCCATGATGTAAATGTTGCCAGATGATTTATCTAGCAAATAGGCTTCACCACCTGGACCATCACTACCAAAATCACAAATGAAAGGATTGCTATTAGAATCCCATTCACTCCACATCTGTGTATCAAAGCTGTACACCCATGTACGAGAAGACAAACACAAAACATAAAGTTTCTGTGCAGCAACCCGAATACAGAAAGCATTAGCATTAACCAAGTTCAAACCTTCTGCAAGGAGAGAGTATTTAACAGCAGGAATACCAATCTCTGTTGCATTAAAACCGTCAATGGTCCACACAGTGTAGCCACCATTGCCAGTTTTACCTACAAAGATAACCTGCTTCTCGGTTTGCACAGCAGTTCCAGCAGCCGTACAACCAAACTGTTGCACAGCACCCTGTTGTCGAGCTAACGGACTTCCAATGGGGTTTGCAGCATCATACAGATATTCCACACTGTTTGTTCCAATGGCATACAAATAGTTGTTGTTCTTGGACAATGTAACAATGCGATCTGGATACATTTCAGCAGTAAAGAAGTCTCCAGGAGTCCAGTTGAATGGATCATCTAGATTGCTATTATACACGTCTTGTGAACCTGCTTTAGCCAAGAAGAGGTAGCCGTCCATAAAGATTGGAGCTGGTACATGTGGAGAGGGAAACGCAAAGGCTTCAGACACCCAAGTAACTGTACCATCTGTAACAGTGGCTCCTTCTGTTGTAGGCCAAGTAGGTTCTGTGGAACCAGAAGTACCTGCAACAGTGCAACGATAAATCAATCCTGTACTTGTTGTAGGACGAACCAAATCATTAGAAATATAGGCATGTGTACCAGTCCATATAGCAGTATTATCAATAGAGATTTTAGTATAAGCTGTAGGAGATGTGAAAACATATCCATCAACACCGTCTACCAAAATAAGTTGGTCTGCAGCATCAGAATGCACAAACTCAGTAAATCCACAATCTCCTGTAGATGTTGCTAGGGTAAGTACCAATGTACTGTTGCTGTACACTTTGTTACCCACAACGGACATGGCAAAGCCAGTACCGCCAAACACCCAATAATAAAACCCTCTGCTAACTCCAGCAGTAGTCTGAAATGTCAGGTTAAGTCCCGGACGACTTTTAATGTACTGACGAGTGGTTTGAGCAGAAGCTACCATCTCAGTCATCATATTTACAAGACGAAAGTCTTGGTTTGCGTCACTACTACGTTGCAACGGATTCGACAAGAAGTGAATACGTTTTGTGTCATAAGTAGAAACTACTGGAGTTTTGCTATATGGCATATTTTATCTACGTCCTGACCAATCTGGTTGGAAAAACAATCCGCCTTCTTCTGTACCAAAGCTCAATGCCTGTTCATGGAAATCTTTTGCTTCTGCTTTCAGTGCAGAACGATCCTGAAGAGGCAAACCATATTCAGGAGCAAGACGATCAGCCAAGCCATAAATAAGAGCTTCTGTCCAATAAGACGGAAAATCAAAATCATCTGTAGCATCAACCATATCAGTAAATGGACGCTGATAACGCATTGTAATGGTTACAGTGTCATCATTAGGGATGGGCCATAGGTTGATATTACCCGTAGCACCAAAAGGCTGATAATACAGATTAACAGGTGTACCAGAAGAAACTGACAGAGGCAACAGATTGTAGTTGTAATCTGTATAGACATTCATAGGAATGTTTGCTGTGTTATCTCCCTGTGTACGCCATGCTTGCGTAACTTTCAATGGAGCAGAAGTATCTAGTGCCTGTCCTTCTCCAATGACATATTGGGGTTGACCTTCAATGACGTTGAATGTAAAACTCTTCATTGCCCATACAGGCATACCGTCAACTTGAAAGCCTTTAACCATAGCGTTCAATGCTTGTGTAGCATCAGACACTTGATATGTTTGGGGAGTAGTGCCCCCAGACAAAACAGCAAGCTTACGAAGAGCTGCTGTAATAACTTCATCTTTATTTAGTTTCCAAAGAGTGGTCATATTATTTCCTCAGATTAGCAACAATACGAGAACCAAACAGGAAACCAAATGCAATGTTGGCTGCTTCTAAAGCAATGGCTTGTACTTTAGGATCAACCTGCAAGAACAAACTGCCAACACCCACAAAGATCACTGCAAGAGCACCTACATATCGTGCAGAAGCTCTTAAATCAACAACCCATTGAGAAGGTGTTCCAATTGGTGTATCCAAAGCTGCTAGTGCTTTAATCTTTTCAATTTCGTTGTTATCAAGTTGAATTTGTTCTTGAACAGTGGTAGCACGCACGCCACCGAAGTAACGTGCTGCTGCTTGTTTAATACCTTCAACTCCAACGGGAACAAGTGCTCCAATGATTGTTTCGAGTAACATTAGTGTTTAATTCCATGTAGTGCTGTATATACAGCGCCAACCATTGCTCCCAAATACAGGATTGGTTTAGCCACTTTAGCCAACCATTCTAGTACAGTGAAAGCCCCTTGTGCAGCTTGGAAAGCGGAAACCATTGCAGCAGTGTTTGTTGTCAAATCTCCTACAGCAGTTTCCACTAAAACCAGTCGATCATAAAGTTCACGATGACTAATTTCTTCCATACATTAAGCTTTCAGTTCAGGCCAAACAATGGTCCATGGAAAGCCTACCTGTGAAGGAACATCTCGTAGTTCCTGTCGTACTTTAGCAGCAGGAATACTAATGTTGTCTGGAATGTCTTTACCCTGTGTCCAATCGAGTTCTGCAATGCGACGATTGCGTTCTGCACGAACTTGCGTAGCTTGTTCAGAATCTTTGTGAATCTTGTAAGCTTTCTCTTGTTCTGCAGGAGTAACAATAGCACCATCTTCACCTGTAAAGGATGTAAACACTGGACCAGCAATGTATTTGGTAAACCATTTTCCGTCAATCTTCTCAATACCTGAGCGTTGAGAGAATTGATAAGGAGGCTCCACCGTTGCTTGAGGACCTTCCAGAACAACTTCACCACCAAACTGGTTAATGAGATCTTCTGTTAGTTGTGTAGGAAAAGATACGTTAAGATACATAGAGCGAAACTCTTGTTCTGTAACAACCTTTCCTGTTTCAGTAATATAAATTTCCATAAAATTCCTTAAGCAATTGGTGGCTTACGCCACGGCCAGGCCAATATAAGTTGCACCAGATACATTACAGTTGGTTGCAGCAAGTTGATTAACAACAAAACCAGAAGAATCTGGATCAATTGTATCGTCGGTAGTAACTTCTGCAGCTGTTGTGTTCAAACTCAAATGAGGATCATTCCCAGAAACAATGCCTCTAGCTGTGTCCCAAACATACCAATCTCCTGTAGAGTCGGTGCGTTTAATAAGAACAAACCTAGCACCTGCTGTGAAACCACATCCAATTGTCTGTGAACCACCGTTACCTGTGTAGCTAAACACCTTGCTTACGCCGGGGCAGGATGCAAAGAGGTAGGCGACAAATGTTTGACCATTCCAAGCTAAACCCAATCCACTACCCGGCGTGTAGGTTGTAGAAGTCAAGGATGTGTATGAAGTGCTTGCTCCATAAGCGG